GCTCATGGTATTCGTCTCTGGCCGTTTTGCAGTCTACTTCCCCGTCCTTGGTGTGCTTAGCCTGTAGCTGTTGCCATGTGAGCGGTGTCGGGCACCCGGCAGTGAGGGCGGTGTACTTGTCGTACTGCTTTGCAGCCGTCTCCCCGGATTCGTCCCTCATGCCGTCAATGTCGATGTCCCCCTTGCGGCATACATCGGCACGGCCAAGGGCGGGTGGCTTGTAGTCTCGGTCCATCGTTTGTAGTCCCGCCCGACCCAGTACCCCGCTTGCTGTCGGCTTGAGCTTGAAGAAGCCGTTCCACCTGCCGCCAATTTGAAACCAGTCCCATTCCTTTTCCGGGTTTGTGCGGTCAACAACCTTGATAACATCCCCAGCCTCATCCACCAAAACGTAGCCGTACTTGTGCTTATCCTGAAGGTCTGGGGCTTGTCCGAAAGGCACAATATTGGTACCGTAGTAGCCCTCGACGAACTCGGCAAAGCTCTCCTTGAGGCTGGTCTTAGCCTCAACTTCCTTCCAGCCTTCCGGCAGGAATTTAAACTTCGCCCTATACCCCTCACCATCCTTCCAGTCCGTCGCGGTCCACTCAATGCCGTTCATCTTTCCGTAGCTGTCAAGCCTGTCTTTCAGCTTGAGGCCTTCCGCTTCCTCGGGGGTGGGGTTGCGCCAGAACTTCTGGTCCCATTTGCCGTCAATGAACCGGAGGTGCAGGTTGCCTTCCGAGTCTTGGTAGTAGGTAGTCTCGTCTTTGGCGAATTGCTCCCTCGCCTCTTCCGTGATATCAATATCCTTCACGAACTCGTCGTCTGTTCCGGTACACTCGAACTCGTGATATGGGGCGAGCTGCTTTTCTGGCTCAGGACCTATGACCAATACTGAAAAATGTGACATGATAATCCTCCTTAAGTTTTAACTGCATCCATAGAAATACCGTGCCGTGAATAAAAGGCACAGCCAGTGATTGGTCATTACTCCCCTTTTAACCCATGTTTACGAGCATTTTCCAAGCCATCGTAGACAGCATCAAACGATGCTCTGTGGGGCGTAATCCAAATTCATTCGCCACATCTATGACCCATTGATTGACTTTTATCCAGTTGTAGCCAAACTTTTCAGCACCTCGTTGATGCAACTCTTCAAACACTCGACGTTCCTTCCCGCTGCGCTTCATAACCTTCAGTTCTTGTCGAGTCATCACTCACCCTTCCCTTCCGTGTAGAACACATCCTCCCTGCCGAATGGCCGCACGGTCTTCTCTTGTAGTCGCTTGAATTGGAGGTCGATAGCCTCTTTGGGGACAACCTCCTTGCCGGTGCGCAGGGCGTTACGGCGCAAGCACTCTTCCTTGTCGGTGTTCATCACGGTAAGGCAAAACTTCACCCGTGCCCCACGGGCAATCTCTTCAAACTTCTGGCGGGTTCGGGAGACACAGTTGGTGTCGTCCACGATGACATTCAGACCCATCCCGAGGCACATACGGATGGCTTCCTCTTCCAGCTTACGGACCACGTCCTCTTTCGCATGGTTCCACGGGGAGTCGGCAAACAGCATAGCCCGAAGGGTATCACGGTTCAGCCGCACGGTCTTGCCAGCGTGCCTGTTGACCACGCTCTTGGCGATGGTGCTCTTGCCAGAGCCCGCAGGACCGACCATAACGGTGAGCGTGGGGGCATCCTCCCGCCCGTTGCTGTAGTCGAAGTACTGTTCCGTGAACGATGCCTTTTCCTTTGAGCTTTGCATAGTGTCCTCTATTGACTATGGGTTTTTGCAATCTTCACAGTCGCATAGCATAACGCTCGCCATCGCTCGGGAGCAATCAGACGGGGTGTCCTCGTGGATAGTGTGTCCAGCGCCCAAGGGGTCGGACCCATCCTTCCACCCATTATTTAAGTTTACCCAATACCCGTTATCGCTGCCGCGTTCATCACTTACGCTTTCAATCTTGGCGGCGTATTGCTTAAGGGTTCCCGGAAGTTGAGAAATTCTCATAGTTACTCCCTCCACCTATAGTATACATCAGACCTGAGCGGTTTTGGCGGGAAACTTTGAGCCGTCTGTGTCGGGGTTAATTACCCTGACATGGCGTACTCGCCCCTGGGAGTCAGTGGGGCAGAGGTCATTCCTTTCCAGCGAACGGATGTCAGGGAGGCTCTTCCACTTACGGTCGTCAACAAGGCGGCCGCAACAGGGGGTCTTGAAGGTCGTGCAGTCGGCGTACCGGCTGATGGGCACCACGGCGCACAGGTCATAGATTGCCCCGCAGTGCGTGCAGACGACAGGCGTCAGCATCCGTATCTTCTTTGCCATACTATCCTCCAGAGGGATGTGGCTCCTGTTATAAGGCACCACAATAGTATCAGACTCACCACTACGAGCAGGGGGAACGACAGGTCGTCCGCTGTGAGCATCAGGACCATCCACATCAGCAGAATGAATTCAGAATTGGGCGGTAGTATCGTCACTGGTAGTTCTCGTCCTGTATGATTCCGAACTTGTGGAAATAGCGTAACGGACGCCACTTATGGTCGTTCACGTAGAACCCCCACTTGTGATAGGGGCGACCGCAGAAGAGCAGCGTCCAAGCTCCCCCCTTGGGGATTTCCAGGTAATGCCGCTTCAGTGCATCCGACTTCCATACCGACCCGGCCTTAACCTCAAAGGTTCCGTCTAGGGTGACGTTCTTGTAATGCCCTTTCAGGATGATGGAGACGAAGTTCGAAGCATGGTCATGGAAGAAGCGCCGGTCGTCTGACCTCAGCCAGTGGTGGAGTCGGACGGAGAACCCGAAGATGATGAGCGTCCAACGATAGAGGTAAGGGCACTCGGGATGACCCATCGCCTCCTTCCATCGAATTTGGAAAATCTTGCCGAATGGCCCCATACATCCTTATCCACGGGAGCTTAGTCCCTTGTTCCACCATTCCCAGATGTCCTTGCCGTAGATGGTCATTAGGACTTCCTCGAACACAAAGTGGTCGAAATCTATGGTCCTACCCTTGGCAAGCTCCTCGATGCTTCCCACCACGAACCTCTTAAGCTTGTCCCAGTCGGGGTTGTCAAGCGGCTTGGGTGCTTGCTGTTGTTTCAGCTTCCGTGCTGCAATCTCCGCCTCCAAGGCCTCAGTGGTCAACTCCAAGAGAGCAGAGTTCAGTTTACTGTTTGCCATGTATTTCTCCTTCAAAGTCAACGGAGAGGGACTCGAACCGCCCGACCTCTCTCAAGTAAATGAGAGCGCTCTTCAGTTAAACTCAGAGGTCGATGGCCATCGTGTTCCTCCGAGCCTAAAAGTCTCTCTAAATCAAGGACGACGGCCATCGTCCTATAATTTAGAGAGCCCGCCTGAGCTATCCGTCGTAAACTTTCTTTTATTCCCAGGAACCCATTCAGCAAACAGTCCGAGTTCCCTAGCTTTACGCATTGCATCTGCGATGATAAGCCACGCTTTATAAGGCATTCCTCCGCGAACAAGATTACATCTTGTACAGCAGGGGATTACATTACCTTTCAAGTGACCTTGTGCGTTATCTATTCGGTCTAAGCCAATATGTAAGTCATCTCGGGTTGCCCCACAGTACTGGCATCCTGTCGAAATCAAAGTTCTTACGTAATCTAGGTCAAGAACACAAGAAAATCCATGACGCTTATCCCACCTCCTGCAATCACTGATAACAAACCTTTCTTCGTTATTGTGCCTTCGGTTTTTTATAGTCTGGTTTCTTCGTTCATAGCCTGTTTCAGTCTTTCCCCACCGAGGCTTCCCATATCTACTATGTTTATTCCAGCAGGGGCGGCATAAAAACCTGTAATACTTCTTCCCATTGCCTCCCCAGTGTGTGTGAAAATTACTGCCGTCCTCGGCTAACACTTTTCCACATTTTTTGCAGACATGTGGAAGTCTTACGATTATTCCACCTACAATTTGACTTTTCATACTAAAGATATTGAAAGCCAAATTATTGGTCAGCGGGGTGTTTTGGTCAGGATACCCGCCGAAACTTGTTTGATTATGCTTCATCCGCCTTCTTTTCAGTAGTACCGTGGCGCTCTTTCCGTAAGGCATACCGGAGAGCGTCGTCAACCGCTTGAGACAAAAGCTGAGCTTCCTCAATTAATGTGAGGTGGTGCGCCAGCGTCCAGTCAGTTAATAATCTTCCCAATTCGCCCTTGGCTTTCTGAACGAGGTTGAATCTTTCATGGAGCTTGGGAAGCGGACCAAGGTCTATCATAGTTACTCCTTAACGGTGGGCACAATCAAGCCAGCGGTGTCCCAACCAAGTTCTGTAAGCTTCCAGCCCGTGATGCCATCCTGTGGTGACGGGGAACCCCGATAAAGCTTTTGGGTGATTAAGTTCTTATTGAATAAGGCACGGAAGGTGTCGTAGGACAAGCGCTTTCCGTCCATAATATAGTTGAGCTTAGCAGTCACTCGGTTTCCCAGTGAGCGGTAAGGGCTGTCCAAGGTAAGGTATTCGCACAAGTCTTCACCCTCGGAAAGCTTTTTCAGGACATGCTTTTGAGTTTTGGTTAACTTCATCACTTTCCTTTCCGGGACTTCTCCCATTGTTCTAATACCTTCTTTCGGATGCCTTTTGGCATCCTTTTTTTGTCGAAGAACATAATTCCAAAAGTGTGGTCCAACTCGTGGGAAGCACAGAAGGCGTCGTATCCGCTAAGTCGTACCGTCCAAGACTCACCCTTGAGCGGCTCTTGGTAGGTCAGATGGCATTCCGTCTGGCGGCTGACCATACCGTAGATATTGGGGAAGGACAAGCAGCCTTCCTGGTGGACTTGCCATTCGCCGAATGCCTCTACGGTGGGGTTGACGGCGATAATTTCTTCCCCATGATGGCCCCCCACCGACCGCCTCATAACAAAGAGCCTCTTCTCCAACCCGCATTGCGGAGCGGCGAGCCCTATGCCGTTCCCGTTTTTCATAGTCAATAACATCTGCTTGCCAAGGGTCTCTAGTCCTTCTCCAAATTCATCATCCTCCACTGGAGCACAGACGGTGGAAAGGATGGGGTCGTCCCAGATAGCGATTGTCAAAGGGGTTAACTCAGGCAATTGGTCCTCCAGTAAGGCGCTCAACCTCTGACTTATCAACGCCGTACCAGCCGACTCCGGCATAATAACGGTAGTATTCCTTTCCCGTTTTATGCTCTTCCTTGAACTCCACGATGGAGTAATCATCTTGGTTAGAACGGCTGGGATAGCTGTGGGCATCATAGTGCTCGACAAGGGTGCATGCCCGATTGGAAGAAGGACCAAATACATGTCCGAGACCAAACTTCTCCTCAATGGCATCAGCGACCATCTCGGCTCCATTGGTGATGCTGCATCCCGGATTGTCTGCTATCTCTGTGACGATAAAGACTTTTCGGAGGTCCTGGTCGAAGTAGGCATCCAGATGGCAGGCGGCAATCTGCCGACCGTATCCTTTGTAGTTGAATCGCCCGGAAAACAGGCGGCTCATAGGTTCCTTGGCGGGAGTAATCTTGAGGTCTTCTAGGGTAATGGATTTCGGTGTAGTTTCCATGGTTTCTCCTCACTCATAGTATACATCGAACTTAGGTTGATGTTCAAGGATTCTGCATTATTTGTTGAACCACGCCACGTGAGTCCATCGCCGGTCAATCCTCCCCCGCATGATATCCGAAGGATTGGCGGGAAAGCGCCAATAATGATGAGTGGGGCTGGCGTAGTATCCGCTTCCATCGTAGTCGTAAAAAGAGCCGCCCTTGCAGTCTTCAATGAATTCCTCCAAGGTGTACATATCTCCGTGCTCGGCGATGGGGTTGGGGTCACCTTTTCCCGTTAAAGCAGCCTCTAAGGCAGTAAGGTTGGGATAGACCTTGGGTCCCCAATACCGGTCAAACATTCGGTAGTACCGCCGCGTGCGCTCACGATTGTGCTGGCAGACAACACAACCTTTGCCCGTGCAGGGCACGGGGTCTCGGTGTATACGGCGGAAGTAGTGCATAGGTATGTACATTATAAGCCTCACTCTTAGTATACCTCGGGATGAGGGAATTTTCCAAGGATTCTTACAGGGATTGTATTCTCTTGCGGCAAAGCGGGGCGTGGGACTCCAGCCGGTCGAGAGGGCTGCCGTAGTGATGGCTAGCAAGTATGTCCGTTCCCTCCGCCTCTTGGGGAGGCTTGGGTTCCCCTTCCTTGTGCTTTGGGTTTTCGATACTCCTCCAGAACAAGCCCTTCTGTCTTCATCCATTCGGCAAACTTTGGAGATATTTCCCCCAATTTGTACAAGGTATGCCTTGTCGTGGCTGTCAGCGGGTTTTCGTCTGGAAGGAACTCAATGACGCTGCTCGTCACGATATGCTTACCTTCCTCAAACCGTTCGTCCCCATACACCTCTCCCTGCAAGTGGAGCCTCCGTAGTTCTGGGGCGACATAGTCTCCCCCTGTAAAGCTCCAGTTCTCAAGCCTTGGTGAAGTAACATCCATAGCTATACCTCCCTCACAAACTTACCAGCAAGCTCCTTGAGCTTACCTCGAAAGCGGTTGAACTGTCTTTGTTCAATACCAAGCTGGTGCCCGGTATGTACACCAGACTGGATTTCCAGCAGATTGGACAGACTCCCACAGGTTACGCACCAATATCGTCGGGTGTCGGCGAAGCTCCCGCCTGCCTCCCACACAGCGCTTAGGAGCGGGGCTACCTCCGGTTCCTTCTCGTACACGAAATCAAGGAACTCCCCGGTGAACATTCGGTCGTCCTGTGTCTTGAAGTCCTTCTGGCTTGCCTTGGAGAGTTGCGTGGAGTGCTGGTAGACGAACTCCTCCGTGGAGGCCATGCGGTCATGGCTCATTTTCGTATCGTCTGCCTCGCTGCTAGACAGTGATACGTTATCCACCCGGCTCAGGGGGTTGCGGGAGAATTTACTCCCAACCGTCCTGAACTTGTTCATAAGACAGAAGTTGATATAGTTGAGGAATCGGCGCTGGGACGCCCCGTACTGGCGGAACGGGTTGAACGTCTGGACCACGTCGCTTTTCCCGTCGTCTCGGTGCTTGGACTCCTCGGGCAGGGATTGCAGGTGGATGAGCAGGTCGTGCGCCCAGTCCTCTACCTCATCCTCGGAGCCGGTATACATCCGCTTCTTGACCCAGTTGTGGATGTGGTTCGGGAACCGAACATAGAACTCCGTGAAATCCTTGGGAACCACGAACCCGTCGTCTCCGACGTAGTGACCGTCTGTGGACACATAGAACTTATCTCCCGTATACCCGCTTTGTACGACTGCCACCGCCCCCTTGGGAGGAGGAGCAATGGGAGCGAACATTACCTTGAGTGGACCCGCACGTGCCTTGTGTGTTTTATTTTGACCTTAAATCTCTTGTTTCAGGGTACTTAGCCGTCCTCCGAACCACTTGGACTGGCGTCGGTTTCCGGCGCTTCATCCTTCTGGTTCAGGAGGAGGTCCCACGATTCAGGTTGGGGGATAGTCGGTTTCCCGTGCTTCTTCAGCCAGTGGTTGTGCTGCTGGAAGTTCTTGCGAATTCGGAACAGCTTCTTCTTGCGCTCAAGTTCTTCGGGGGTTTCTTTCTTTTTTGGCTTCTTTTCGCCTTTCACCTTCTTCCCCTTGGCTTCCTTGGGGGCAGGCGGGGGAGAAATCTCAAGAGGCTGGGGCTGGGCAAGACGAGGGTCTGGCTCCACGGGAACCGGGTGAGACTCTTCCAGAAAGTCAGTGGCTTCCGCTACCAGCTCGGGAGCAGGTTTGGGTTCGAGAGCCAGGAAAACAGGCGGAGGGACTTTCTCGACCACGGGAGGAATCTCGATGGGGGTGGGTCCAGGAAGAACCACGGGCTGGGGCACAAGGGCAACAGCAAGGGGGTCGATAGGTGTGGTCATGGTCAGGAGTCCGAGGCTGGCCAGCTTGTAAATCGTGGTTTCGATGGTCTTTTGGCGGTCGTTTTCAAGCCAACTCCTGAACCCCTTGACGAGCGTCAAGATAAGGCTCTCCAAGTCCACGGGAGGGTTTACTTCTGGCGCTATCCTCATGTACTCAGGGACATTAACCGATTCCTGCACAAAACTGTGAGGAATGAATGGAGCCTTAACTGGAGTATTTTCCATACTCGACCCTCCTGGCTGTGGTTGTGGTTCCGTTTCAACTACTATGCCGCTGAACAGGCACTTATAGCATGAATCGGCTAATAATAATACCAAAAAACCGATAAAAATCGGAAATTTCGTTTGGTCTGTCTGTTAGACGCATCAGAACCGCATATGGTTACACCCTCGCCTTCCGGCTTGAGTTTTCCCGTAGCTGCATGGACGCATCCTTCCACCTACAGTATACACCAAAATGGGGTAGAAAAGCGGAAAATTTGAACTACGCCTTACTTATATTGGGAGCCGCGTATGGGAAAGCTAAGGTTTCAGAGGTCGTTCGGGGTAGTCAGTTCGCAGGTCTTCAACCACCTGTCTGCCTCGTTGATGTCAAAGGAAGTCCTGAGAAAGGCTGCTGCTATGGGGATGTGGAGAGTGGCAGGAAATATTTTTGAGTGCCAGAGCCAATCAGAATTTTGGCAGGTACGGGGAAATAAGTTGGTCAGGCTGGTCGGGAACGAGGTTGATAACGGAGACCATCTTCCGGCCGCACCCTCTGAAAATCCTGAAGCCTTCATGTCAGATATCTTAGGAGACCTACAGTGGTAGATGTCCAAGTAAATTGCGGTGTCTACCGTTGGCTGAACACAATTAACGGAAAATCTTATGTGGGGAGTTCTAGAAACCTGCAAAAGCGAAAGAGTGAACATTTACGTTTTTTACACTCTCATCGGCACCATAGCATTAAACTTCAACGAGCGTGGGATAAATATGGGTCAAATGCTTTTGAATTTCAGATACTTAAATCTTGTTTGAAGGAAAATTTGCTCGAACACGAACAGGTTACAATAAATGCTCTGGATGCTGTTAGCAATGGGTATAATGTAGCTTTAACTGCTGAAAGTCCAATGTATAACAGAAGGCATTCGCAAGCAGCTAAAGATAAGATGAGTGCAGCCCATAAAGGACGCTCTTTTAGTTCTGAGCATAAACGAAAACTTGGTCTTGCCGCATTTGGACGTACCATAAAGGTATCAGATGAGGGGGAAAAAAGACGAAGGGCTAACATAAAAGCTTTGTGGACATCAAGTGAGTTTAGAAATAAACAAAGTAAGGCTCGTTGTCAAGCTTGGGATAATGATGAGAAACGAAAAGAGACCGCTAGCGTTCGTAGCTATCTTAAAAATCACCAACGCTGGCATACGAGCCGAGGATTGGTAAATTCTGAATGCAGGCACTGTCAATTAGGAGAGTAAAATGGCACAGGAGAAAGTTTACGCTTCAATCATCGACAATTTTTTGGACGACAGGGAGCCAAACTGGGAGCAAGTCGGCCTCACAGATGCCCAGAAGTCGGGCGAGGAGGTCAAGGACCGGGGCGACAAGTATGTTGATGATGCCTTTCTCAACGACCTGGCCGATGAGTCCCATCACACCGTCGTTCCCCCCAGCAGCAAGAGTGCCGTCCTGCTTAACCGTATGTCGGAAAAGGAATCTGCTCTCCCTCGCCTGAGCGCCGGGCGCAAAGCGGCTACCCCCGTCCGCTTGGAGGACTATCAATCGGAACTTGGGGACGATGAGTCCCTCGTAAATGAGGTCACTTATAGTATCGAACAGGCGGAGGGGAAAGCTCCTGAGAGCAAGCAATATGGGGCAGAACATCGGAACCAATCGGACGAGGAAATCCTCCGATATGTGAAGAAGCTCCTCAACCAGGGGACATCACCTTCCAAGGTGGCCGCACAACTTGAGAAGATTGCGGTGATAGAACTCCTCGACAAGAAGGACAACATGGGGATGAACTATCTCAACGAGAACCAAGGCACCCTTGGTATGGCGTATCTCGAACCTAATCAATTTATGGAGAGCAATCCTGCTGTTGGGCGGGAGAATGTCCACCTCGGCTCGGAAACCAAGCCATTTTGTTCAAACTGCAACAAGGATGTCACCCCTAAGTATCGGGATACCATCGCCCTGTGCCCGGAATGCCACAAGCCTCTTCCTCTTAAGCCCAAACAGGGTGCCCGTGAGCTATCGGTCCCTGAAAGGCATCAACTGGCTATCGCCAAGAAAACCCTTACCTACTCGGACGCAGGTGCCAAGATTATGGGTGGTCCGACCAAGGAAGAAGCACGGGAGATTATCCGCAGGCTTACCGGCAGACCGCCAAAGGAGTCCTCCCAGAAGACCTCTGCCGACTGCGTCCGCCAGTTCAACGCCTGGAAGGCGGCGGGCATCGTGCCCCGTGCCCAGAGCGTCAAGAAAATTGCTGCCTGCGACGGGTGTGCTATGTTCAAGAACAAGACCTGCACCCTCTATCATCTCCCCGTGGTGGCGAACGCACAGGAGCTTGCGATGGTCATCAACAAGATGACCCCAGGCGTGCCGGTCAGGTCCAAGCGAGCGGCCCTCGTTGCCCTTGCCAACCGCCAGCCTATGCAAGTAGAGGTCAAGAAGCTCGGCAACCGTCCGATACAGAAGACCTCCGCACGGACTATTGAGAGCATCCGGGTGACCCGTGAGGAGCCAGCCTCCAGGTTTGATGTCAATACCGTGGAGGCGATGCACAAGAAGGGAGTTGCCATCAATGCCATCTATGACAAGGGCAGCCTCAAGGTAGGCTCTGTGCAGGCGGGCTACGCCATCAAGGCGTTCATAGCCTCGCTGAGAGAAAAGGGAACCAAGATTGCCCTCTCCCAGATTGACTGCAAGCTGCTCAAGCAGAAGCTCGGCATGAACAATGCTATCATGGGGGCGGTCAAGTGCGCCGACTGCACCTATCGGCAGGACATGCACTGCGGGCTGACTGGGGGCACCTTGGTCAACTTCCCCGGCATGGAGAAGACGGGAAAGGTGGCGTCTTCGGCACCTCCCACGGATGCCATGAAACTGCTCAACGAGTACGACCTTACCAAGCGGCCAGTCGTCGGAGACATTGAGATTAACGAAGACCATCCCGAAGATAATATACAGATGGGTAGCCACATGAGCGCAGGAAACTTATGAGCGGCAAGGTAGTAGGCACGATAACCGAACTGGAGCCAAAGGACGACGGGAAATTCGAGGCGGCCCTCCCTCCTCAGCAGGTTAGCGTGGATGCGGACGGGAAGAAGAAGGAGCCCGCTCCTCTCATAAACATGGAGAATCTTGACCTCATCTATGATATGCTCAAGAACCCCGAGTCTAACCCTGCGGAGATAAGCCGTCTCATCACGCAGGAAATATACTCTGTCGCGGCGGACTTGGTAAGGTTGAGGAATGACCCCACGATGAACGACACGTGGAAGATTAAAACCTATACCGAAGCGTACAAGGCATTAAAGGAGTTACGCCTATCTCTTATGGATACAGAAACGTTGAGTAAGAAGGATATGCTCAACTTTGATGGCGAAAAGCTCAGGGTCTACACCACCAAACTCCACTCGTGGTTCACCGAGGCCATGAAAGCAGCGGGTATGATGGAAGATTTGCGGAACAGCGTGATGAAACACTATCGTGACATCGTTATCGTAGGGGAGCCGTTGCTTCGTAGGGAAATTCAGCAGTTAGAATCAAGCTTAAGAAAGAGATAGGATGAGGTTTAGAGATTTAACTGGGCAAAAATTCGGAATGTTGACAGTCTTGGAGAGACTAGATAAAATTTCGCCTGTAACATGGGTATGCGAATGCTCATGTGGAAACAAACACAATGTTCGTATCGGCAATCTGACAACAGGCAGTGTCAGAAGCTGTGGGGAATGCCGACCGAAAATGGAGAAGGGCTTCGGTTCCAACAGGTATAAAGAAAGCAGGATTGCCAACTTATGTGGCTGTTGCCGAGTAAATCTGAGTATCCTCGGAAAGACCTCTTGCGAGAGGTGCAAGACCAAGATTGAAAAGTTGCGGAAAGAGAGAAGGTCAAAAGGATACTGTGCATACTGTGATAGCCCTGTAATAAGCGGGCATTCTCGTTGCCAAAAACATTTTGACAGCCATACCACAGGAGAAAAAAGGCGAATGGTTGATTTAGATAAAGAGCATCTGTGCAGACTTTGCTCCAACCCTGTTTTGGCAAATAGCAGAAAGTACTGTCCTGTATGCATCTTAAATGTTAAAGAACGTCATAAGCAATGGTATATGAGTCTTAAACTCCAAGTGATTGCTGGTTATGGGGGTCGGTGCCAATGTCCGGGATGTGATGTAGCGATTCCCGAGTTTCTAACCCTTGACCATATTAACAATGACGGGGCGTTTCGTCGGAAGATGTTGGGAACCAAGGAAATTGGGGCTAACCTATATCAAAGATTGATTAAGGAACAGTTTCCTAAAGGAACTTACCAACTTCTTTGCTTTAACTGTAATCTATCCAAGGGTTTCTTTGGGAAATGCCCACATACGGAGCAAACCAACTGTATGGTAGCGGCAGGAGGAGCATAAAATGCCTGTTAGCGGAAATTCAATTGCAGCCAAATCGTTCCAGAGTTTTGCGGTCAATGAGGACCTGCTAAGGAAGGTCACCGAAGCTACCATAAAAGGAGAGAAGAAAGCCCGCTCTTCTGGAGAGGTCGTCTCCTATGAAGCCTTTGTTACGGGGTTTCGTCAAAATATTTCAATTGGCAGAATCTTCATTGTCCCCGCCTCGATATGTGACAAGCCCAAGGAGTTCCCCATTGCTCTTCTGTACGGGACGGTGGTAAAGCTGCTCAATCTTGGTGAGGAGACGGCGACCCTTATCGCCATCAATACTGGAAGCGAGTTTGACGAGGAAGAGGATGTCAAGGAACATCTCAAGTCCCTCAAGGAAAAGGCATTCACCGTGGACGGCAAGGAGGTCAGTCTCGTTGTGTTTGCCCCGGCGTGGAGTGGCATCCGTGAGTATGTGACGTTCCAGTTCGTGGATGACACATACAAGCTCACCAACCTGCTCCGCCACTTGGTGTTCTCTTGCTATTTCAATCCGGCTGTGTCTAGTGGCTTTGATGCTTTGCTTAGTAAAGTCGATACGTGGAAAATAGATGTCACCGATATCACCCCCAAGCTGACCTACCCGGCGCTCACGGAAAGCCCACTCAAGAAGTACCCGGAGCTTATGAAGACGGCCAGCAAGCGGGACCGCATCTTCCTCACCGCCAAGACCGCCGACGCCATCGCCCAGAACGAGCTTGAACCCGAGGAGATGGACGTGTTCCAAGCATTGGGGGAAGCAATGGGTGGGGCGCTCGACCACGGGACCACCACATCCGGGGAGGTAGCTGACAAGGACTACAAGACCCCGGCAGCCAACGCCGAGGTACCCCGTGCTGACGATGGCACCGGACCCAAGGCGGCAAAGAAGGTCGGCTACGATAAGGAAGACCAGTATACTCCAAACGTTATGCCCGGAACAGGGATGACCGATGACGAGATGCTGGCGCAGCAGCACGCTGACATTATGAGTAAGGCGACCTATACCCTCAGTGAGGACGACCTTGAGTGGACCCCCGAGTACCGTAACCGGGCGCACGGTCGAATTGGCTCCGCTAAAACCGCCTTCATTGCCGAAGCCCCGACAAACGACAGTTATGTGGTCAAACAGAACGGGCAAATCAAGACCGGCCCCTGTCCGATGATGGAGTGCTTGGACTGGATTATGGAAGAGCAGGAGAATGGCATCGGTATGAGTAGGGGAGGATACGAGATAGAGGAGGCGGGACAAGAAAGTGCTGCTCCTGTTCCCATCACGGCATCTATGCGGAAGCGAGCAGGGATTGACCCATTCCTTGCCTCCTATATTGAGTCAGCATTGTGGTCCAGTGATGATGAGTCTACGCCGCAGGGCGGGGAGCCGTTGGACAAGAACCACAGCCTCTTGGACATCGCCCCCGAGACTCTTGAGGTGATGAAGCAGGACTGCGAGCGGTTCAGGACAGAAAATGACCAACTTCTCCAGCAGGCAATCGAGCAGGACAATGCAAGTTGGGGCATCATAGCCCGCGACTTTTGGCTTACCCGCAACCGTCACGGGGCGGGATTCTGGGACGGGGACTACCCGGCTACCGGAGATGCCCTCACCGAGGCAGCACACGCCTTCGGCGAGGCAGCCTTGTACATCGGGGATGACGGCAGGATATACCAGTACGAGGATGCTTACTCCGGTCCCAAGGTGACGGGCGAGGATATTGGGAATACACCGGGAGGATTCAATAACCCGGACGAGGAGGGGTTGCCTGGAGAGATTGGTGGTCATATCGGCAGCAAGAAAAAGGCAGACACGGAAGTTGTCGGGACTCCTTATGTGGTACGGATTAATGGGCACAAAACTCTCAAGGGAGAACTTGCTGAATGGTGCATAAAAGATGAGAGCGGGAAGCTTCACTCAGCTCATGCCACTCAAAAATGGGCCAACAAAATTGTTTCTAACTACCTACTTTCCAAGCAGGCCGATACCGCCGACAACCCCGCCAATCAGACCAGGGACGGCGAGGGGGCGATGGACCCAAAGACCAACAAGGAGAAGTCTGTGACAGCAAATGTTGTGTTCCCCCTAAAGTCCCCCGATAAATGCGCAGTCTGCAAGGCAGACCTGCCTGCGGGGACAAAGGTTATCAACAAGTCACAGTGGGCTGTAGTTTGCCTTCCTTGTGTCAATAGGCTACGAGATCAGAATAAAGCACCAAAATTGTCGGCTGTCGCCAAAGTCAAGAAAGCTATGCAACTATATGTCGGGATTGATCCTTACACGAATGAACGCTCCATAAGCCGCTTAGACAGGGACTCTGAGGGTAACAGGAACTTTCAACCTGTCTCGCTGGAACAGCTTGACGAGATTCTGCCACAAGCCACTGATTTTTATGTCGGCTATAGGTCCGTTGATGCCGATACATTCAGGCAGCAGGCTCAAGAAATCATGTTAGCTAATACCAACAAGAACAAGCCCGTGACGGCCGCTATCGCCAAGGTCGCCTATGTCTCCCACTGCAAGGGACACAAGAACTCCAAGGGGGAGCTTGCCGAGTGGTGCGTGAAGTCCCACAAGGACGACCACATCATCTCCAGCCACGGCAGCGAGGCGGCAGCCAAGAAGCACTTGCAGGATATGCATGCCCATTCCGGCTCAACCGAAAAGACCGCCTACAAGACCCATGACGCCGACTGCACCTGTGGGTTCTGCGAGAAGAAGGGCGACATCGCCGAGAAGGACAAGGAGAAGAATGATTTGACCAAGTACGGAAGTGCATATGGTTACAGCTTTGACGATGACCTTACCCCGGAGCAAAGAAGTTGCACGCAGGGCTGTTTTATCCGGGGCGAGCGTGAGTGCCCCGCTAGTTGCACTTGTTCGATTTGCCACGGCAGCGGCAGGAAGCAGAATGACATTGCTGACGACCGGAACATCATGGTAATCCGCAGAGCCAAGCATGCCGAAGGCGCTCCGTATCAATGCCTGAACTGCTTGAAGCAGCATAACAATCCTGTTAGGTGTCCCAATTGTGGTAGCAGTGAGAAGAAGCGAATGGGGGTTGAGTATCCGAAGACCGCCGACACAGTGGACAACCCGGCGAACGAGAAGGGTGGAGTAGGCTACATTCACCCCAAGACCGACGCCGAGAAGGTGAACACCCGTGGGGAAGAGCCTGAGATGGCTCCCGACAAGAACCCCGGTGGGAGCAAGACCGGGACGGTATGGTTGAACGACAAGAACTTGAGACCTGCTATGTCCATGAACGACATCTTCGCTGAGACAAACCGTCTGTCCGCAAAAGAGCAGGGAGGAGTGGACTTGTCACACCACCGCAACCACGCCAGCCTCAAGACAGCAGACGCCCAGATGCACTGCCCACAGTGTCAGGGAACCGCCTGTAAGGCGAACCCCTCGGACCCGCAGTATGTGTGCCAGTGCGGGTGGAAGTCCGGCCAGCCGCTCCATACGATGAGTGAGGGAGAGAGGGAAAACGAACTCAGGACACAGGAAAGGCTGCGGGGTTTCCGTCCGCATCGTGGCACCAAGACCGCCGCCGAGGTTGTGGCCGACCTCCTCGCCGACCCCACCGGGGAAGATAAGGGCATGGTGGCATCCTTACAGAGCAGGAAGGCGGGCAACAAGCGTGAGGAAGACCTCCGCAAGAAGCGCTCCAGCGTGGCCGAGGAGTTCGGCGACATTTTTGCTGATGTTTTGCCCCGATATGGAAAGACCGCAGACCAGTCTGTCGAGCCGGACGTGGCACAGGCAAGGGGCGCAATCAGCGGTCCTGGCAAGAACGACCTTGCCAATACGCCGGAAGCAACCAACACCACTGATGCCCGTGACCTGGAGAAGCAGAAGCCCTCGCCGAACGCCGGGGGGGTGCCGAGGCTCTCATCTAAGAAAAGGGGTGACCATGATGTCCAGCCCGACATCGCCGCCGCACGGGAGAGGCTTGACCACGGTGCCAAGGCACAGCTTGCCGACAACCCGGAGGCTACACAGACCGAGGATATTGGCAAGTTCGCAGGCAAGATGGCTGACCAGTCCGTCGAGCCAGATGTAGCCCAAGCCAAGGCGGCCATCGAAGGTCAGTCCAAGGCACAGCTTGCCGACAACCCGGAGGCTACACAGACCACGGACATCCGTGAGCTTGAGAAGCAAGCGGCATATCCTGAAGCACAGCCTACTTCTGAGCAGGTGGACGTGGAGGTCAAGGACGAGGGTTCACTAATCCTCCTGATTCCCAAAAACTCGGAGGCAAAGCAGTGGATGAACGATAATCTCGGGCTGGAAGAGTGGCAATGGTACGGCGGCGGGGCAGCAATTGAGTACCGCTATGCTGATGACATCATTGAGGGGATGCAGAATGACGGACTGACTGTGACCCCGACCAAGCGCATCATCCCCGAGGAGCATGACCTTACCCCAGAGGACGAGCAGCGACTCATCAGTAAAGGTATCGTAGCACCTCCCGGCAAGCGTGCCTGTACTCCATTGGGCGACGAGCAGGATGAAGCAATCGACATCGGGGCGCTCATCGGTGACCTTGCCGACCTCGGTGCCAACCTGCCCAATATCGCAGGAGGGACTATGGATGCCCCACAGGTCGGGGAGGGTGGAATAAATAACTTGTCAGCCAAGAAGGAATCCTCTCGGAAGCAGGCGGCTTCTCCCGAGGCACTGATGCTTGCCCAAGAGCTTATTGACAACGAGGACCCGCTTGTCTTCGATATTTGTTCCAACCATGGACAGATATTCGGGAATGTGCGGCACATGCGGTGGCTGCTTGAGGCTGTGGCGGAGGAGGCTGAAGCTGAGCATATGGTAGGAGACGAGGAGTCTATCTCTCCTGAACGGGATAGATTAGCCCTTGACGTGGATCCTGATACTTACTTGCCACCGTTTGAGGAGTTCTAATGGGCTACGATAACTATCGGGATTGGCAGACCTTCGAAGTGCATATCCTTATGGGGAACGAGCGGAAATCCTATGAGCTGAAGAGGAAAATTGTCCAGCAAGCCTTGGCGATGGGCAAGTCGGACGATGTCACATATCAGATAGTGGCCAAGGAATTTGCCAAGCAGTTTCGCAAGCTGAGGGACCAAGTAAAAGTAGAGTTTGACGAGAGTCTTAACGACACGATAACAGAGCGGGGAGAGTTTGAGGCTCGGCAGATAGAGGGAAAGAAGCCGACGCCCAGCGAATTTGGTCATAATGGCGATGTCCTCAACGAAGTCATGGATATGATTCGTAGCGATATGGGAAGCGGACTCTTGCCAAGGTGGGAAGAGCCTGACTGGCTGGAGCTTGCCGAGTGTGAGGTAGAGCAGGAGAAGCTGGAGAGGTCATCAGCGAAGGCAGTAATGCAAATGAAACAACAGCCCGGAGAGGATGTTGAGCTTCCTCCCGATATGACAGAGGGGCTAAAAGCAATGGGAATCAGGGGTTCCAAGGAGACAGTCATGACGAAGGTAGCGTTTGTCCTCAAGGGTCATAAATTCGTGTCATCTCTCCCGTCCGCAAAGGCGGCGGGAAGGTTCATCAAGGCGGCCAACGACAAATGGGGCAAGGAATTTAAGGTCGGGGGCATGGGGACGGACCAGGAATCCGAGCTGGTGACCTCCGGTGTCAACGTCCTTGATGCGGCCGTCGTGCCCGAGCACTTGGAAGACACCAAGTTTGCCGCAGGCGGGGGTGATACCTTCCAAGGGGCTTATATCGTGATGCAGCAGGACGCCTACAAACACCTGCAGGTCAGGGCGACCCCACAGGGAAGGCGTGAGGCCGAGACCCTAGCGGGCGAACCTACTGACAACGCCTTGGCGAGCCTGCTTGAGGATGCCACAGGCAATGGTTGGGAATGGAAGACACCCGAGGAGCTTGGGGCATTGACCTCCGCCCCCATCCTTGCCAGCCCGGCAGGCAATGTTTACTGGCACGAGCGATACCAAGTGGACGACCCTATCGAGATGCTGGCCAAGGGGGGAATGGTGCAGTTCAACTATGCAGGGAACTTGAATGAGACCGAGGAAGTCCCGGTAGAGGGCAAGGCACCCGAGGCAGCAATCGGGGGAGGAATCATGGCATCGGCAAAGGCAAAAATTGGAAAGAAGATGAAGAGCTTTGACTTCTTCTTCCCCCGACAGGTCTTACGAGAGTTTTATCCCAAGATACGGTTGGGTGCCTTCAACTTTTCCCCGGCGCACGTGCAGGGTCAGGTCGCCAGGGAATTCACGGACGAGATACCGGGAAACACCGTTGACAAGGTCAACCCCAATATCGGCGGATTCGGAAACGAGGACAACCACCCGATGCTCAACCCCGAAATATCCGGGGATATGCACACCATAGCCGCCCTTGAAGACCTGTTCGACAACCTGACGAAGCTCAGCTACGTCAGTACCTCTCCCGCAGGCGCAGCCGGGCTGGGCAGGGACTTCAAGCCTCAGACCCTCGAAGGACAGGCTTTCCGTTCCCCGGACGACGCACGTGGGGGCATGTTCGGGGAGGAGTTCTACCAGAACTATGGCATGGGACCGGACGGGGACGCCCTCAGTCACCTTGCTGCGATGATGGACGAGGATAAGCACGAGACTTGCGGGAAGTGCGGCCAGTGCATACACTGCGGTACCTGCCACTGCCCGGAGCCACAGCGTACCGGAAAGTTCGGGGAAAACAAGGAGGCACACCGGAAGCTGGCCGGGATGGGTAATGCCAAGGAGCAGTTCGGCACGTTCCTGAAGATGGTGATGATGGAGATTGCAACTACTCTCCTATCAGCATGGAAGGTAACAAATCGTCCCCCTTTGAACAAGATTCCGGGGACTGGGGAAGTTCAGCTTGACCAGATAGAGCAACAGCAGTACCAAGGTATTTCCAGCTTAAGCCTTACTGTCACGAAGAGCCAAGTGAAGTATCTTGTAGAAAAGCTAAACGATGGGGACCTTCAGGAAGTTCTCAACGATAGTTGGGCTCAGGCGGCTGCTTGGTGTGGTAGCCCTAACGGGGGTGGGGTGCGGGAGGTATTCGTAAGGGCAGAAACACTTGACTCCGAGTCTCTCAGGCTCGTCTACAAGTTCGTGACTGGTACTCGTGACTCGGCGGCATAATGGTTATCCTCAAGCGGTCAGGACAGGCGATAGAGTTCACGCCGTGGCGGATTGCCTTGGAGCAGCTTGGCATTGACGACATGGCGGTGACCCCTGATGTGTTTCCCGACCTGCTTGACGAGGTCACGGAAAAATGCCTCTCGTGGCTCTACGACCATCCCGACGAACCGGAGGATATCGAGTTTGAGGAAACGGTTCGACAGCCTGTGGGAATTCATCGGACTGGCCGCATCGTGCAGGTTGCCCCGATGCGAAGGCAGCCCATAACCGGGGTTGTGAATATCCGGTCATTCCTACGCCGCTAGCCCCAATTGCTGCAAAGAAGCCACTGTGGTTCCTCGTATTTTATGCCAGCCTTTTTGCAGAAGTCCTTAAGTGTATCCTTCCACTCCTTCTTGGCAACTATTTCCTGACCTAGTTTCTCGGGACAGCCCCGGTGTGCCCGGTGCTTGGATTCAAGGATGGCGAGGATGTGCATTGGGTAATCTCCACTGCAATGATACACAAGTTCGATGCCATATTTTTCCTCCAACCCATTCTTCTTATCCCAGTACTTCTTGTAGAGTGGCTTGGTGTCGTCCGAGTAGGGAACCTTCGGGGATTCTATCCCCTCCAGCTTGGCGAGGAAGTCCTCAAACTCCATTCCCTCACCCCCAATCCCCTGTAAGAACTTTGGGGAACCCTCGTCCTCCTTGTTCAAGTCGATTCCATAACACAGGATACCGTCAGTGCTCACGCCCATTAATCCCCCTTTATCGTTTCAAATGGTGCTTTTCTTTTAGGTTGGAGGAGTATTGTGCTCCCCGCTCCGCCCCTGAGCCGCCCTTCGACGACTCATAATCATCCTTCTGCGGTCGGTTCCCAAATGTCGCCAATGGTCCAATCCCATTGCGGGACTGCGCCTTGTTAAAAGCCTCGGCTTCCTGTCGATTTGCGGTGATTTCAAGGAGTTGAGTGTGTTTACCATCCCAGGAAACTTTGGCCATCAATAATTCAGTGGTCTCTTCTGAACAGGCGGGGCAATGAATCGACAATCCGGGTTTGTTCGGCATAAGGTCAAACTCACCTTCACATTTTTGGCATACTCGTTGCTGTGCTGGCATAAATCCTCCACTCATATTATACAACCCGTAAGTAAAAAATCCCTGGGAAAGTTACCTGAGCTGGTGTATGATAATAGTGGAGGGTTTATGAAACGAGCGAAGGCTACCGATGGGATGCTGCCGTCATTGACGAAATCCGATGAGAAGTTCCTGCACGAGCTATGTGTATCGTGGAACCCAGACCTTATTCCGGGGTTCATCGTTCCCAGAACCCTCAGGGGTTACCTGAAAAAATATCCCAATGATATCAGGTCCTACACGGAGGTTGCGGCCAAGCAACTTGGATATACCCCTTTTGACGAATCTTTTTACGATGATTGGTCGCAGGATTTAATTTTGATGTTTCTCAACTTCGCCAAGGATGACTTGGAAGATATTGTCGAGATGTACATCACCGCCCCCGAGAGGACACCTGGCCAGCCGGTATCAGACCACTTCAACGCCTACATTCAGTTTCGGGTGACGGCCGCACTGCCGACCTCGCTGTACGGTATTAACCCAGCAGGGGAATAGCGTGGGGATATGGCCAAGTACCAGTCTGTGTCGAAGCTGGAGATTGTGGCCATACGGAGGTCACAGGCAAGATATCTAAAAGGTCTGGTTCTAGCGGTCGGTGCCTACCACGGGAGGTGCATGGATAGGGGTCAAGATGGACCTTTAAAAATTTCTTGGATTTTTGGTCCGAAGTGGTGTATAATATAGGTGGAGGGAAAAATGACAAAAAAGATACCGTGGAAGAGGATAGAAGCAACGCCTGGTCTTACTTTTCCAGAAGCGACCCTTGGGACAGAGTACTTCAGCGGAGGGAATCCGCAGGACCAGACTGACCGGCTTATCAAGGAGCTTATTCCTAACTCTAAGGATGCCAGTACCAATGGCTTTATAGAGATTGCCATCTCCATAGGAGAAGTTTCTGGAGACGCCATACGCAGGCATTTCGGGGACCTTTCCGATGACCTAAAGGCTGAGGGAGCCACTGGCAGAGCAAGATACCAGCACATTGATATGGATGCCGACCGTATCCGTGCGATGGTGTTTGAGGATTTTGGCACCATGGGTTTGGCAGGAGACATCCACAATACCGTGATAGCAACGAAGAAAGACCTCGAAGGCAACAACTGGGGGGGGTTTTGGTTCTTGGATGGAGCTTCCTCGGGGGCAGGGAAAGGTGGCAGGGGGGGAAAGCACGGGATAGGGAAGAACTCGCTTCTCCTGAATAGTGGCATCAGTGCCTTTGCGGTGAACACTGTATGGAACCCATCGAAGGGATTGGGTAATTTTGACCTGTTGATGGGGCGTGCTGCTCTGTTTACTCGAAAAGTCAAGGAAAAGGTGTATCTTCCCCCTGCATGGATGTGCGAGAATCCTACAGCAGTGAACTTCGCACCGTTGCCTATCGAAGATGTGGTGACCATCGACCAGTTCCGCAAGGACTTCGGGTTGGTCAGAACGAACGGAGAGGCAGGAACCAGTATCGTTGTCCCGTTCCTCAACGAACAGATAACCATAGACACCGTGGAAGCGGCAGTGGCTACGCAGTTCACAAGGCTCCTGCTTGAAGGTAAGGTAAGGTGCGAGATAGGACCGATAGGAGGATTGAGCCATGGCAAGTAGCATACTGGATAGCAACACCATCCTGCCGCTGCTCGAAGGAAAGCTCATAGAGCATAAGGACGGAGTTGGGGAGACTGGATTCATCGTTCTAGCAAGGCTTATGGAGTTTTACCTGAAAGGCAGCGGAGCGAACCTTGTCCTCCAGCAAACTATGCCCTCGACGGCGTGGCGGGGAGATTTCGTCCTAGTCCAAGGAGCCTATGAGGACTCTTGGGGCAGGCTATGCAAGGGACAGCCCATAGAGGTAAGGGTACAGACCACGATTGCAAGGACGGACGGGACCAAGCAGGGGACTTACATCACAGTCCTCTTGATGCATGACCCTGACCGGCTTTGGCGACCTCATGTGAGTCGGAATGGGCTTCCAATCACTGAAGCGTGCAGTGGGCAAAACCGCAGTGAGTATATCGTCGAGATACTCGTTGACGACGACCCCATAGCCGAGTTTGTGGGAGATGCTGAAGACCCCTCCCATCGCAAGCTGAACACCAGGGAACTCAAGACGAAGTATGAGAATGCTGACAGGATGCTGGAGTTCGTAACTGGTGCGGCTGTGGGGATTCTCAAACGGCTGCGGCCACCAGACACGAAAATCAACCGTGATGCATTCGCAGACTTTCTCCCCGCTCCTGGGGCTGTCCCCGCTGCACCTGACCCTCCTCTTGCTGGTAAGGGCAAGGGCGGGATGGAAATTCCTCACGGAAATAGTGATGACCCAGTATGCCTCAGTTACAAGGACGGGGTTCTGGAGATAGGGCAGAATGGAGACATCGTTCCTCGTCGTTTTATCATCAAGGCGAGCTTCCATGGGCTTCCTCACGATAGGAACGACTTCGATTTCAAGAACATGGAGGATTCCGAAGACATCGAGTATGAAGGAATCAAGCGCATCGAAGCACTTTCATCCAACAGGCTCTTGGTGATTCCTAAGAAAAAAAATGCCAAGAAGTTTCGTTTGACCATCAAGGGGTTGGATGACGAGACGGCGCTTCGCCAACTCGATGTTCGTGTCAGGGCCACGTTAAATGACGAAGAGAAAGAGGGGGATGAGGAATAATCTCCTCCAATCCCGTATCCAGAAATGTATACTACATACAGAGGAGGAAAGGCTATGGAAGCAGGCACAGCAACAGCGGAGGAAAAACAGGGGAAGAAGGTAAAGCCCTGCGTTAAGATGAGCCTCAGCGGTCTGAAGGTAGAAAACCTCCCCCAGTCCTCGGTCATCGTCCGAGTGACAGATGACGGAAAGAGTGCGGAATTCGACCTGTCCGCCATTAGGAAGAAACTATCTTCCTATGCTGATGAAATCGAAGTGCATCTTATTGTGACGCATTCCGACGCCGACAGGTTCCAAGCACGGCATAGGATGGGAACTTGGAAGGACATCGAAAACAACATCAGGATACCCATCCCCGATAGGTTGCCACCGAAAGGGCTGCGCTTTGAGCTACGGATGGTGGACGAGGCTAACTATGGGAGAATCCGAGGAACGTGCAAGGACCTAAGGCTTCCGCAGCTTACGGAGGGGAGCCTTCTATGTCTAGCCGTGGATATGGACTTGGGGGGTATTCCGTACACATTGCGTTATCCCGTTGGGGACTATCCGAGATTGGTTCTGTCCTCTGACCTTCTAAAGGCGGCGGGAGACCAGACCGTAGACGAGTACATGAGCCTACTGGACAACCAAGTGAAGATTTTCCTGCCCGCAGTCCACAGGGTCCTTTCTCACATCGCTAGGAAGATGGGGATGGAAGGAAGGGAAGAATTAACTTCAGAGGAAGAGAACTGGGTAGTAGCCTTCGAGAAGTACGGCGCTCCACCAGAGGAATCCGACGAGCCTGCGACCATGGCTGTCATGGAGAAAGAAGAAGATTGGGTTTACTGTGTAGTATCACAGTGGGCCAAGGGAACAAGGTTCATGGAGGGATTCGTGAGGAGAGGAGAAAAGCAATGCTGATGAGGATACGGAGATTCAACCAGAGGGGGCTGGACAAGATACGGGAGGTCTACGCTAGTATCCGACAGACCGGCGTGATGCCAGACCAAGGGCAGAGAACCACAATCTTGATTGATGGCAACCTTACGGAGGAGTTACGCCCTGCGGCAAGCATCGACCCCGACAGGCGGTTTGCCTTAAGTTTTGAGTTGGGGCACCATTTGTCAGATGCCGTAGGGGCTGCCGGGCTGATGTTCAGAAAGGAGGAGTGGGAATGGCTGAGGTTTTTGTACTTGGACCAGATTTGCCAGAGGAATAAGAAGGGGAGTTCCTGGAATCCTCCCCAAGACGAGCACATCGCTGGACGGAGGGGTCGCCACAAGATTAGGACAGCCTACGAACTGTATGAGGGTGCAAAAGACATGGATGAAGCGGATAAGAGTATCTTGTCTAAGATTCCGCTGCAACAGGGAACCAGCGACGTATGGGATGTTATCTTTGCAGTGAAGTTCCCAATGTTACAGTATCACGAGGTGCTGTGGGCAATGACTATGGTGTACGTGAATGAGGATGGTGCCCTTCGTAAAGGGTTGAGCAGCAGGTCTCCGTGGGCTTCTAGGTACTTCCCTCGCTCTCTTGCGCATAACGCTGCCTACGGATTCGACTTTTCCTTCCTTGACCGGTATGCAGTTCTGGCGATGCTGCCCAAGAAGAACTTCGGAACGCTTTTGTCGAAACTCCCGAGGAAGGACAGGGACAGGGTCGAGGAAGCCAGAAACAGGTTAAAAAGGGTTCGGTAACGATATCCAAAACTGGAGGAAATGACATGGCAAAAAAGCATATGACTATCAGAATGCGTATAAAGGGCACGAGGGCGGTACTCCGGTCAAAAAAGACTCCCGCCCATACCAAACCGGGGCTACAGAAGTACTTAGATGGGCTGCTCACCCCCAAGCATTCCATACCCCTGACCACACGGATAAAGGGCACAGTGGCTTCATTGGGCTCCCCCCATACCCCGGAGATTTTCAAGAAAGGGGCAGAGGAGAGAGTGAGCCTCCTTCTTGAACAGCGCCTTGAGGAGCTTTTCGGATGCGACCAAGCTCGTCTTCAACGCTTCTTCTCGAAACTTATTGGCTATGACCAGTCCGTTCCCAAAAACTTTTTCTCTAAACTTGTTGGACGCTGACTGGTCAACCATTTCTATTCTTTCACCTAGCCACCTCATTACTGGCACAGCCATGCTGTTACCAAGTGCCATGTAGCGTAGCATGTCGGGGCACTCCTCCTCGGGTCTACCTTCCCAAGATATCCGGGTGAAGTTGTCTTCGAATCCCATAAGCCTTTCCCACTCGACAGGAGTGAGGTGGCGGGTTCTACCGTCAGCCTCGGTGATGTAAGTCTCAGACGTAGGATTGTAGCAGCCTATACCTCGTGCTTTAAGGCAGAAGGAGAGACTTCCTCCGTTGGTAGTTAATTCTGAGTATTGACTGCTCTTTGGAGAGATTCTCGGAGTCTTGGGTACAGGTTGTAAGCTGTCTTCCCCATTGCCTTGTACTTCTTCTCCCGATTCAGGAGTCCTTGGGCCGCTTTCTTCCCCAAATAAAACTTCCCAGGCAGGTTGGCTATCTCCAAGATACCCCACAACGAACACTCTTTTGCGTCTTTGGGCGACCTCGAAGAATCTAGCATCCAGCACCCTGTAAGCGAACCCGTACCCGCATTTGCCCAATTCCCAGAGGAAGGCTCCAAAATCGTGATGCTTTGTCCCGTTTTCAGCTTCAAGCGAATTGGAGGACAGAACTCCGGGGACGTTCTCCCAGAGGACCCAGCGTGCCCTGGACCTCTTGGCAAGTTTGCAGAAAGCCAGCATAAGGCTTCCTCGTTCGTCGGAGAGACCTTGTTTTTTACCGTTAATGCTGTAGGGCTGGCAGGGGGTTCCTCCGACGAGCAGGTCGATTTTAGAGTCTCTGAATTTCTTTTTTCTTTCAAGGGTCGTCATGTCTCCTAAGTCTTCAATGGTGGGAAACCTATTGTGCAGTACTGCTTTGGGGAACTTCTTTATCTCCGAGAACCAAGCAGCTTTCCATCCAAGTGGCTCCCAAGCGACGGTGGTCGCCTCGATTCCGCTGCAAACGCTGCCATAGGTTATCATCAGGGTTTAATACCTAGTTTTCAATCTTACTTTAGAAGCGTCTTGGCCTTGGCATCGGCAATCAACTCGTCGAAGCTTTCTAAGACTTCCTCACACTCTGCTTTGATGGCGGTAATCTTCTGGTCACGTGCCACTTTAACTGATGCTTTTTGCATCTCTAAAATTTGAATCGCCCTTGTCATACCCTTGCTTTTTAATGGGGTTAAACTTGTCGGTGTCGCCTTCTTAGTTTCATATCTTTTGCGCCTTTCTTCCGACCAAGTCCGTTTGGTGGGAGATGGCGTCACGGTGGTTTCTACAGTTCCTACTGCTGTGGTCACATCATTCGTATTCATAGTTGTTTTCTCCTTAGGTACTAATACTGCTTCCATGACCTTTCCTCTCTTTCTCGACTTGGACGATGAACATCCCGATGAGCGCCGGGATGACCCAGACGACAGAATTCCCGCAGCACTTAACTCTGTCCACCCATTTGGTATACCCATGAACTGTTCGCAGGCTTCGGCGGTAGGCATTAAATTCGGATTCTTCTGGAGTATTGCTCTGGCCAGCATTTCCTGTGCCCAACTGGCGCTTCCAGTAATCCCAGTATTGGCTTTTTTCCTTAATCTCCCCCCAGAAGTTATCGGGAAGGTCTTTCTGAAAGACCAGTTTGACTTCTTCAAAAGAATTGCGGTGGCTGAAGGGGTAGTTGTTACAAGCGATAATCCAGACACGGGGTCGAGAGTGGGGGATTCCGAAGACCTCACTCTCCAATATGGTCGTCCCCCAAGCGTAGCCTTCTTTTTCCAAGTCGGAGAGGACCCTGTCCCCATCTGACGTATGCAAAAGTCTAGCCACGTTTTCAACGATGACCCAAGGTGGGCGGATTTCTCGGATAAGCCTGAGAAAGTGGTACCAGAGCCCGGATGTAGAGGTTGGCTGTTCGGGGGTGCCGATACCGAGCTTTTTTCTTCCTGCACCAGAAATACTGGTGCAGGGGAATCCCCCTGACAGGATGTCAACATGTCCAAGCTCTTCTCCCTTGCACTGCTTAATATCCTCATACTGTCGTACATCGGGCCAATGCTTCTTCAGGATAGCTTTAGGGTAGGGGGCAATCTCTACCTGGAAGACCGTCTTGATTTCAGGGGACACCTCAAGACCCCAGTCTATCATCCCCACGCCTGAAAACAGGCTGCCGTGCTTAAGTGTCATGTGCCCTCAAGGGATAATACTAAGGGGAAGTTGTTTCTCTAGCGGTTGGCGCGTGAGACAAACAAAGATTCAAATGACGGCTCGTCTATCTTGACGATGAAGCTCCCGAGGATATCTGGGTCGGTTCTGTAAAGGTGCCCCTCTTTCATCATCTTTCGCTTGGAGTACCCCGACCCAATGGGGGATGACTTATCCACCAAGCTGTGAATCCACGCCGCCATAGCCGCTTCTCTGCTGTCCTTGGACCCCATCAACGCCCGTGCCGCCCGACTCATTCCCCGGCGCACATCCGGCCTGTGCAGCCCGAGGACATCCGCCACCTGCTGGAACGACCTGTACTTTGAATACTCGATAATAGCCCTGGACAAACCTCCTTTGAGAGAGTCCTCCAGCCCCGCCTTGGTCAGTACTTGCGACAAGACCTCAACAGTAGGCTCTCCGAAGAGCAGGAAAGCGCCAATGACCCGGATGGCCATACGGATGCGGAATGAGCATACCGTCTGGGTAGATTTGAAGATGGTGGCCAGCGTGGTTTGGGTGTTGTGGGTGGGAATCATACTCTTACCACATAAATAAAGGTGGGAGGGGGAATCCACGGTGAGACAACGCATCAGCTTGGGTGCAACCTTAGTTACCTTATTGATATGATGGCTAAGCGAATCTCCCTTAAGATTTAACCGTTTTTGTCTGGCTAACTTTCTCGGTAAGCGAAAACACGGGACGGTAGTGGTAAACGCTGTTCCCCATCCATCGGAGTAACGCTTTTCCCCTTTGTAAATGCAATAGCTCCGCTTGGGTCTGAATTGATGTTTGATGCCTAATGACCATAGTAGTTCGTCAATTCCTCCTATGATGGCGGGCGAACAGTTTGTAAATGAGCATGTACCCAACTTAGTACATGAGCCATCTGTGTCCATTAGACCTTGGAGTAGAGCTAACCTTTGGCGTGCGGAGGCACGTAAGTATATTGACGGGATATGCTTGTTCTTTATAACTCCGAGCTTCTTTAGGGAAGACCAGAGACCCAAGATATGCCAACGCTGTGGGTCTTTGTCACTCTGATACCACTTATACCCAGCAGCCGAAAAATGAGACAGTATTTCTTTGACATCTTCAGCGCTTCCTGTCAGGATGCCGCAATCGCTGTTTCCATCCCCAAGCCAAGCTCCAAGACAATATGGGTCCACAAGCAGGGGTTGGTCCGGCAATTCCAACTCATGCGTAAGGGCAATATGGTGATTCGCCAGGTATTTACCCTGTCTTGAACTTGCACAGTAGCGTTGTGTTTCGTATATCTCCTGTGTGGTACGGACAGTTTTGTCTAAACGGTACACATTTCTATGCTTGGCATTTTGACGGTCATTGTAGGTTGTCGTAAGCCAAAGATGGTCGTTCCCTGCATAGAGTTTTTCTCCAGTGTCCAATTCAATTTCATAAGTTATATCGGGGTAGCAAGTCGGATGAGCTTTCAATACACGAGTCGGCAGTCCGTTATCGTCAAGCACCAAGTCCCCGTCTACAATGTCCCCGTTACGTTTCCATCCATCAGGGGTGGGTATCGGGGTATCAACATCCAATAACTTTCCCAAGAGATAATAGGATAAAAGTATATCCTGGTCCTCCTGGCTGAGGTACTTGAGCATCTTCAGGAACCCTGTAAAGTTCTCCTGGATGTAGGTGAAGATGTCATCCTCTTGGAGGTCCCGCTGAGTCTCCAAACTTATCGTTGTAGCCCCCTCCAGCGCCTCCTCTTCGCTTAACAGGAGAGACCTAGCACTGGTAATTGAGGTCATATACGGGGTTTGCTCCAATTTTCCCTCCGGCCATTCTATATAATGGCCACATTTCCGGCTGTCGCACCGAAACTTGCAAAAGCAATAGGGAATTTTGCGAATTTTATGGAAAAATTGTGTATTGGGGTATTAAGGAGAAGTGTGTCCAAAATCATCATACCTGATAAATACTGTAAATCCAAGGAAATCCCTGATGTAGAAACGAAAAGGGCGGGGGACTGGCCCCCGCCCTTTAGCCGTGAGTGATAGGGGGTTCTGTTGGCGGCAAGTGGCGACCTTCTCTTATTGCGGCTACCCGCTTGACCCGTATCTCAGGATTAGCCCACGATTTCCTCATAGCCTCTACCCATTTGGCGTGCCGCTCGGGGTAAGCCATCGCCTTCTCACGGGCTTCCAATAGGTTGGTGCGGCATTCTGAAGACTGTGAGGCTTTCAAAACTGCTGAACGATAATCTTCATCCTTCCACTTATCCTTTATTGACTCAGATAGTTTAGAACGAACTTCTGGTGACTGCATAGCTTTTGTATGTTTAATGCAGTACTCGGGGTTGGAAAGGGCTTCTCGAAGTGCTTTAATTTTTTTAGCACGGATTTCAGGATTAGACCAACTACGCTTGGTAACTTTACTAAGTTTAGCACGGACCATAGGGTCGGCGTTCGCCGACGCCTGCGCTGCCATTATCTTAGAACGAAACTTAATATTAGCCCAATTCCTTCTACTTAAAATGCTTCTTTTTTCATGATATTCTGGATTAAGAAGTGCCTTTTTCATAGACTCTGCGTGTCGAATACGAAATTGAGGGTCTTTCCACATCTGCTTGCTATGGATAGCCATTTTCTGACGAGTTTCAAGACCAAGGGGTCCGGTACGTCCTTCTCCACCCCGACAAATGTTATAACCATACTCAGGGTCCTGTGACCGCAGGAATTTGATAAATTCCCGCTCGGTCTCATCAAGCTCTTTACGAGTTTGGATATCGGAGCAGAGGGCATGAATGGACCACAAAGAAGATTGTGGGTACTTTCGCATTGAATTAAAAAGGTGGGAACTGCCTGTTTTATGTCGGGCAGAGGACATCTTCTGTTGAAGGTAATGCTGAAGATTTTTTCCTTTGTGCTGCCCGACATAGTACTTACCGGTTTCGTGGTTAACGATGAGATAGATAAACATATGAACTTCCCTTCTATAAATACTTTGGAAAGTTCAAAATGTAAGTCGTCACGAAACGCTGATTGCGAGGACCCCGCCCGTATACTCAATCGGGTTGAGATATCCCTTGCTGGCATATGCTGTGGACTGCCCGACAGTGGAGAAGATAATCCATGACGAGCTTCCGGCCGGGAACCTTCCGGCGTGCGCGTACCCGCTGACCGCAGGCAGGACCGCTGCTGCGGGAGTAATCGAGGAGCTATCCATCAGGATGGCTGCCTCAAGGATGGCAGTGATAGATGCTGCCGTAGTGATAAGCCCGGCACCGATGGTCGCCTGGTCGCTGCTGGCCGAGGCGGCTGCGTTGAATGACGAGGAAGCCCCCAGTGTTGAGCCGCCCACTGCGGTGACATGAGCGACCTCGAACACGACCGCTTGGATACCGGAATCGAACACCGGACGACCGGCCTCAATGGGCGGTGTGCTTGGCGGAGAGGTGACCAGTCCAGGGTCAATGATGAAGATTTGCTGTGTTCCCACGGCTGCCTGAGCAAAGAAAGCATAGGCGCTTAAGTAGTTGCCTGAGACATCAGGAGAGACGACAGGCGGAGAAAGTGGGGGGCTCATCGAGCCTTCTTGAGTCAGGTTAACAATTTGGGTCTTCTGGGAGTACGAGCTTGACTTGTCGTCAAGGATGTTAGGGGCGGGGGTTTCGGCAGAAAGCTGACCCACATTGAACCCATAGCTGGTCCGATGGGCGAACACGAATACCACTAGACCGGTCTTGTTGGAAACGGTGCTAAGAACGGGGGCTGGGAGCCACACGCTGAGTGGGACTTCCGGGTATACATTGAAGTTCTTTGCACTTTGGACGATTCTGTAGACGTTGGCTGCCATGTTTGTCTCCTATGCCCTAGTTGGGCTGCCTCTATATATAATTCCGATAGTCGGAACTATAGCCCCCCTTTATAGAGGAACTATTATGGGAAGGCGGATGTTCGATAGCCAAAAGAAATGGTGCCCAGGCTGCAAAGATTGGCTTCTCTTGGACCGCTTCCACAATTGCAAGAGCGAGCCGAGTGGGAGGCGAACCCGCTGCAAGCTGTGCTTCAAGAAGCAGAACGACCCACACGTTAGAAAGTACCTGTACGGGTTGGACGACGCCCAGCTTATGGCGCTCTGGGAGAAGCAGGGGAAGTGTTGCGCCATCTGCCGGGAACCAATCCCCTTCCGAGGAGGACAAGCGTCCCATATTGACCATGACCATGCCACAAGAGAGGTCAGGGGCATCCTCTGCTCTCGGTGCAACCGTGGGTTGAGGGCTTTCCAGGACAACCAAGCGCTTCTCGCCGAGGCGACTCGGTATCTGCGAACCTTTGAGAAGGAACGCAAGGAACGCAGGAAGAGAGGTATTGAACCTATATGCTCGTCTCATGCCTACAAGAGACCTTAACCGCCCGTATTCCTGGGGTAGACTTCTCTCCATTTGTGTGTCTCCAATCATCCGATGTTCAGGAAGAAACGCCCTGACTTGGCGCAACGAAATAGAGCTAGAGGAGAGGAAAATTATAAGAGGAAAAACGAATAATGATGACATCAACCTTAATGCCCGCCTCCCCCTTAGTTTCATGCTTAACTCCAACTTACAATCGGCGTGATTTCTGGCCGAAATGTATCCAATGTTTCCTTTCGCAGGACTACACCAATTTAGAATGGGTAATTGTTGATAATAGTGAAACCCCCATCAAGGACCTCCTCCCCGCCGACCCCCGCATCCGGTATGTCCGGCACCCCGGAGAACGCCTGTCCCACGGGAACCTCATGAACCTGTGCATGGGATGCTCCACGGGCGCTCTGGCGTGCGTTCTTGACGATGACGACTGGTATGCCCCGGACAGGGTCAGGAAGCAGGTTCAACCACTCATAGATAATCCCGCAAAGGACATCGTAGGGACGAGTCGGCTATTTTATTACGTCTTAGGAACCCAGAAGGCATTTCGGTATGTCAACCAGACTCACCAGAAGTGGCTGGCCGCACCCGCTTGGAGGCGGTCGGCTTGGGAGAACAACAAGTTTGACAACCTCACACGTGGGGCGGACACAAACTTTATGAACCGGATTCCTAAGAATCGCTGGGTGGACTTGGAGGATGAGCGGCTGATAGCAAGCACGATACATCCCGGAAATGCATCGCCAAAAAGGCTGCTTCCGCCTTCTTTTGTAGGAGTACCTTGGGCAAGCGTGGAAGAAATCACGAAAGGAACACTGTAGAGTAGGAGAACAACATGAAAAAGGCACTCGTCTGTGGAGCAGGGGGCTTCATTGGTGGTCACCTGATAAAGAGGTTGAAACGAGAGGGTTATTGGGTTCGTGGCGTGGATATCAAGGAGCATGAATTTTGTCCGACCGCTGCAGACACATTCTTTCGTCTTGACCTTCGAGATAAATATAGTTGTCACGCTGCACTCAGCTTAGACACGGAGAAGTTTGATGAGGTCTATCAGTTGGCCGCCGATATGGGTGGGATGGGCTTCATACATTCTGCTGAGTGTGAAATCATGCATAACAATGCACTGATAAACATTCATATGACGCAGGCAGCGGCGACAATGGGCATCTCTCGGTACTTCTTCTCTTCGTCTGTCTGCGTCTACCGTGATATGATATTCGGAGAGCCGGAAATGATGGAAACAGAGGCCACTCCCGCCAATCCGGACAATGAGTATGGGTGGGAAAAACTCTATTCTGAGCGTGTGGCAATGGCATACGAGCGCCGCTATGGGGTGCAGGTGCGTATCGCCCGCTTCCAGAACTGCTATGGTGCGGAGGGTACTTGGCGTGGGGGGCGGGAAAAGGCTCCTGCGGCCATCTGTCGCAAGGTGGCTGAGGCTGCGGATGGGGATACGATTGAGGTTTGGGGTGACGGAACCGCTGTGCGCTCATACACACACGTCAACGATATGGTTGACGGCATTTTTAGGCTTATGCATTCCGACTTGCACGGAGCTGCCAATATCGGGTGCCCGCAGTATGCGACAGTGAATGAACTGGTGGCTACGGTTGCCGATGTAGCCGGTAAGAAAATCTGTATTACACACATCAACGGTCCGGTCGGTGTTCAATCCCGTAACTTCAGCAATGCCCGCATCTACTCAACGGGTTGGAAACCCAAGATATTCCTTAAAGAGGGCATCCAACTAACCTACCCTTGGATTGAGACCCAAGTCAAAGCGGCTGAGACCGTAAAAGGAACCCTATGAGTAATCCCCGCCTGCTCATCGCCATCACCAGTTGTCATAAACACAGGGAGTGGCAATTTGCACAAAGGCAAACATGGGTACGGGACATACCCCACGGGGTATCCTATCGGTTCTTCCTCGGCAACCCCATCGTTCAGGATGCTTTGGAAGACGAGGTCTTCTTGGACGCCCCGGACGACTACTCGTTAATACCCGTTAAGATGAAGGGTATCTTCCAGTGGGCATTGGATCAAGGGTTTAACTTTGCCTTCAAGGTGGACATTGACACCTTGGTAAATGTCCAAAACCTTTTGGATAGTGGGTTCGACAAGCATGATTATGTCGGCGGTCTTTATAGCCAAGGGGTCGCTACCCCGTTCGCCAGCGGAGGGTCGGGATTCATGCTGAGTGAGAAGGCGATGCGTCTCGTAGTAGAGGAGCCTGTAAGAGATGACGGGTATGACGACGTGCTTGTGGCTTTGGCGATGAAGAGAGGCAATATTCCTTTGCATGCCGACAGCAGGTATAGGTTTTCCCCCGGATACACGATGGACGGGAAAGGTATCTCCTATCATCTTAGCTCCATCTCTAAATGGAAGGAGAGTTACTTCCCAACAGTGATGTTTGAGAAATACTTGGAGATGAAAAGGCTATGAGCTTATCGAGCGGCTTTACATTAGAACAGGAAAGAAGACAAGAGGAGCTTCAATCAATGTTCCAGAACGCCCGCCGTGGGATGAACTTCGGGATGGGTGGCGGGTTTGAGTCTAGCGGAGAATATCAAGCGATTCAAAAAATAAGAGGTGAATTGCTGAAAAAGTATTGTGAGCCCTATATTTTGTTTGATGTGGGAGCTAACGAAGGGGAATACACCCGGTTTTTATCGAACATCTTTGCTGGCGAGGCGGTAATTCACGCTTTTGAGCCATCGTTAGGTACCTTTGAGGTCCTGCGGCAGCGGCTTGGCGAGGCGGCTGAGCTTCACCGGCTAGCCTTCGGGGAACAAAGTGGTTTCGCTTTGCTATACTCAAATAGTAACTCCGGGCTTTCGTCTTTCTATAACCGCAATCTTAAACATTTTGGGATAGTGTTGGACAAGACGGAGAGTATTTCTGTACTGACACTCGACGAATTTTGTCAAACGATGGGCATCCAGCATATCCACTTTCTGAAGATGGATGTTGAAGGACATGAGCTTCAGGTTCTCAAGGGAGCTAAGAAGATTCTGGAGCAACGGGGGGTTGACTTCATCCAGTTTGAGTTTGGTGGATGCAATATCGACTCAAGGACCTTCTTCCAAGACTTTTTCTATCTGCTCTCTCCTCAATATCGCCTCTTCCGAGTCCTGGCAGACGGCTTGTGGCCGGTAGAGTCTTACAGGGAGTCGGAGGAATTTTTTGACGGTCCGACTAATTACATGTGTGAACTTATATGAAAAAGAAAATTCTATGATAGTGCGTCTTAAAGGGGGACTCGGCAACCAGATGTTCCAGTATGCCTTCGGGAGGTCAGTGTCGCTGGCAAAGAAGGAGGACCTGTTCTTCACCCGTGATTACTGTGACTCCGACCCCAAGAGGTGCTACGCTTTGGGGGTCTTCGATGTCCCAATAAAATTTGTGTCGGAACCTAAAAACCCTGTATACCACGAATCCCCCTTTTCCTTTAATCCACAAGTCTATACGATGCCAAAAAACGTGCTGTTTGAGGGGTACTGGTTTACAGAGAAGTACTTCAATAGGCCTATTATAAGAGTTTGTTTTTCTCCCCGTACTATGAGCGACAAATCCCAAGCGGTGGCGGAAGAGATTATCTCTCTTGATGAGAAGAGCGCCTTCCTGCATATCCGTAGAACAGACTTCACAACGCTATCAGAATACCATACGAACCTGACGATGAATTACTATGCCGCCGCCATGAAGCTTATCTGCCAGAAGGTTCCGAACGCCAAATTCTTCGTCTTCTCCGACGACCCTGAATGGTGCAAGGTGGCTTTTCCCTCCGAGTTTACGGTTGTGGCTCACAATAAGCCGGGCGGCAGGATGTTCGGCTCTGACCAGTCAGGCACGGAGCACGAGGATTTGTGGTTGATGAGCCTGTGCCGTCATGCCGTCATCGCTAATAGCTCATTTTCATGGTGGGGTGCTTGGCTGGGGGACGAGCAGGAAAACAGGATTGTGGTGGGTCCAAAGCGGTGGTTCGGTCCCGCCCTTGCTGGCTTGGATACCGGGGACATCACCCCTGAGAGATGGATAAAGGTGGGATACTGAACAATGGAAACAAGCAGAGTTATCATAACCACCGCACCGGGAGAAGATAGGCACCGTCCTGGAAGACCATTTGCTGATAAGCTAAAGCGGTGGACGGTGGGGTTTCTAACATACGGAGAGGATGCGGCGATATTGGTCTATAAGGTAGTGCCTTCTGGCTGCCCGAAGCCGGAAGACATACCGTATGCATCTAAGGTCTACGCCGTTCAAGCAGCAGTAAGGGCGGGGTTCACATCAATCCTGTGGGCGGATACGTCTGTCGTGGCGTGCAGGTCGCTTTCGCCGATATGGGAACTGGTGGAGAGGGTCGGGTATTGGTTTCCACGTGCTCCCCAGCCAAATGTGGGAAACTGGACCAGCGATGCAGCCCTGCCCTTGCTGGGTATCACCCGTGAGCAGTCATTTAAGATTCCGAAGCTCGCTACACATTCGTTAGGATTGGACCTCAAAACGAATATTGCCCGTGACTTTCTCTCCCAGTGGATGGATGCGGCTAATAACGGATCATTCCGTGGGGCGTGGACCAACAATAACCATGAGGTCTCCCAAGACCCCCGAGTCTGTGGGCACAGGCATGATTTGTCCGCAGCGTCAGTTATAGCCGATAGGCTAGGAATGACCGCCACAACGGGAGCTTTCCTGACTTATGAGAGTCAAATACCCGAAACCATCTTAAAGACAGACTACGGACTGGAGGAAAAGTGGATGAGGCTCTGATTGGGTTCATCCCTACGACCTCCTTGCCGAACGACTGGGGCTATACGATAAAGCACGCTACAATCGTAGAGTACGCCAAAATATTCGGCTTGAATATCCTCGTCGAAACCGGCACTTACTTGGGGCTAACCGTCTCTGCCATGCTCCCGTATTTTTCCAACATTTATTCGATAGAACTAGGACTCAATTTCTATGCGCGTGCAAAGTACATATTCAACGGGAATCCCAAGGTTCACCTGTTTTTGGGGGATAGCGGGAAGGTTCTAAAGGAGATGCTCCCCCTGTTGACCAAAAAACCCCTCTTCTGGCTAGACGCCCATTATTCCGCAGGTGATACGGCACGGGGAGACATTGACACCCCGATTTTGCAAGAATTGGACACCATATTTTCCTTGTGTCCGAGCTGTGTTATCCTGATTGACGATGCCAGGGAGTTCAATGGAATAAACTCTTATCCAACACTGCCAGACTTGGAGAGCTACGTCTTGGGCAGACTCCCAACCTGGGTGTTTGAAATCAAGGATGACATCATCCGACTCCATGAAAAGACGAATCCTCTGGTTTGCAGATTCGGCTAAGGAAGACTCAAAAAGCGTATGGCTCAGATAAATGTTATTCTTGCTAACGGTCTAGGAAACCAAATGCTTCAATATGCCTTTGGGCGGGCGCACCAGTTGCGGGGCCATACCGTAACCTTTAGCCTGAATCCTGATGGCTGCCATAATAGAGAAGATTCCCGACTGTGCCTCCCGCTCAGGTCTCATGAGGTCTACGGGCTTGACCTGCTCAACACCAAGGTGGAATTTGGACCTCGGCTAGAGTTTGGTCCCTGGCGGATGGAAAACTATGTCTATGCGGAAGTAGCCTTTGACCCCAAGTGGCTGAAAATAGAGCACCCTACGAATGTGTACGGGCTGTTCTGGAGTGAGGATTACTTCAAGGAGTTCCAAGACACGATACGGAAGGAGTTTCTGCCTGCTCCCTCTCTTTTCATTCCTCCTGAAGCGGAAGCTCTTGCCGCAAAGATGAGAAACTCCAATAGCGTATTCGTGCATGTAAGGCGTAGCGATTGGTACCTCTCTCCACAAGGTGCGGAAGAGTGGCTCCTGATGAGCATGGAGTACTATCAAAAAGCGGTGGCAAAAATCTCTGAGAGGTTCCCCTCACCGAATGTCTTCGTCTTTTCTGACAATGTCGGCTGGTGCAGGGAGAATATGCCAGGATGGGAAACGGTTACCGTAGGGGGAGGGAGTCCCCAGATTGACCTCTGGTTGATGCGCCAATGCCGCCATGCCGTCATCGCCAACAGTTCCTTCTCGTGGTGGGGGGCTTGGCTCGGGGACAATCAGAAGGACAGGATGGTGGTGGGTCCTAGAAAGTGGTGGGCTAAAGCGGGGGGAGCGATTAAGGATGGAACTCAGGATAGCCTGCACATCATGCCAGACCGGTGGGTGTGCTTGGATTCTTAAGGAAACTGAAAAGGTAAAACACTTATGAATATGAGATTCGTTGGCAGCATCGACGATGTGCTAACACTACCGGAGGGAAAGACCGGCATTACGCTTGACGGAAGCGGTCTTGTCTGGGGGGATATGTTAAACCCGCCCGGCATGGCCCTTCTCTGCCGGTTGGCGGCATCGGGATACTCCCCGGTCTTTGAGTTCGGCACATTCCGGGGAAACACCGCCTACAAGATTGCACAGAACTTAGAGAGCGGCGTGGTAGTTACTTTAGACATTCCCACGGATGACTCAATGTCCAACATAGAACAGGCATCCTACGGGGATTACACGGTTATTGAAATAGCCAAGAGCTGTCCACGGATAGAGTTCCTGTCAGGCAATTCCTTGACGTTTGATTTCGTGCCACACCTCAACAGGTATGGTCTGGTTTTTGTGGATGGCGGTCATTCGTATGAGGTATGCAAGCATGACAGTGAAGCAGCTCTCAAAATTGCTCGTCCTAACGGAGTGGTTCTCTGGGATGATTACGGGGACTACTGGCCGGGGGTAAGGCAAGCGTTGAACGAACTCGCAAAGAGGGTTTCCTTGGTATATTTACAGAAAGAGCGTGTTGTAATTCACATAGTTCCAGCGAAGACATAGAGGAGAAACACTCCCGATGACCGATAATCATGTGGTTCAAAGCTTATGGATAGGTCCGGTGCTCTCCCCTATGGAACGCCTCGGGATATCCTCGTTCCTCCGCCATGGGCACGATTTCCACCTTTACACCTACACCGATGTCAGCAATGTGCCGAAGGGGACAACTCTCAAGGACGCAAAGGAAATCATCCCCCCATCCTTGATAGACTACACAAAGTTCCCCAAGCTCGCCATCTTCGCCGACCTATTCCGCTACAAGCTGCTTCTTGACCGAGGCGGCTGGTGGGTGGACACCGACACCGTATGTATGCGCTCCTTCGACTTCCCGGAGGAATATGTGTTCTCCAGCGAGATTGTGTCCGCCAACCGAGGCATAACCATCCTCGGCACGCAGGTCAACAATGGCAACATCAAAGCACCTGCGAGAAGCCCCGTCATGAAGCGCCTCTGGGAGAAATGCCAAACGCTAGTGGGAAACCCAAACAATGTCAAGTGGAGCACGACTGGTCCCATGCTGATGGTCCCAGCCGTGGAGGAGTTCGGGCTGAGAAAGTATGTCCAGCCGCCACAGGACCTCTGCCCAGTGATGGCGTGGGACATTGCCAAGCTCACTCAAGTTACTCCCCTACCAGTTTCGAATACTGCCCATGCTGTGCATCTCTGGAACGAGATGTGGAACTGGGAAAAGCTGGACAAAGGGAGGACGTTCCCGCCCGGATGCGCCTACGAACAACTAAAGTACAGGTTCATGGACAGGGGGGAACCCAACATCATCCAGTCTCTCTGGGTGGGCGGCAGGCTGTCAAACATGGAAAAGCTCTCCATAGCCTCCTACCTCCACTACGGGGAGGAGTTCCACCTCTACACCTACGAACCTGTAGAGGGCATCCCGAAGGGCACAGTCGTCAAGGATGCCAACGAAATAGTCCCGCAGTCCGATATCGCCAAGTTCCAGAACATGGCCAACTTCTCCGACTGGTTCCGCTATAACCTGCTGTTCAAGAAAGGAAACTGGTGGGTGGATATTGACACTGTACTTGTCCGCCCGTTTGACTTCGAAGGCGAACATATTTTCGTGAACCAGTACCCTGACCAAGGGCACAAAGACCAAGTCAACGGCGACTATATCAAGGCACCGGCTGGTTCTGAAGCCATGAAGTGGCTTATTGACAAGGGCTGGAGGATGGACTGGAAGAGGATTGCTTGGTCCGACATAGGACCGAACCTCGTCACTGAGGCCATACAGCAGTTCGCCATGACCCCCCTTCCCTCCAGCGTGTCATTCAACCCATGGTCACGGACATGTATAGAGGGTACCACTCAAGTCCCCGACACTGCCTACGCCATCCACTTGGTGAGGAACAACTGGAAAGGTAAGTGGGACACCGGCAAACCTTTGGATTTAGATGCCGTGTACCCGAGGACATGCCTCTATGAGCAGCTTAAGGAAACGTATATCCCTTCCTTGAATGCGGACATCCAGCTTAGCGCTCCTTGGCTGGGAAACAAGCGCCACGCCGTCCCTGACTCTTACGCAAGAGGAAACCCCAATGACCCCCTAAGGAACAGGGGGCGCTTCGTCTCGGTAAGAGCTGTCCCCAACCCAGCCCCCGTCTCTGTTGGTGCCTTGGCGGACTGGAAGGGGACCTTAATCGGGGCGAAGGTGAATCACGCCATCGCCAAGGGGTTCAAGGTGGTTGCGGTGTGCCCGCTTGACTCCTCCTACCACAAGGAACTCCAGAAGACGATGCCGGGAGCCATAGAAGAGGTGGTTGAAACACCAACTGGGCGTCGAGTACTTTTTTTGGTAAAAAATTAGGTAAGGAAATAGGACGGCGACAATAATCCCGGTCAGAGCCGCCGTCCCAGTTTCCACGGAGCGAGAACCCATTCAAGGGTCATCTCTGTGCCCATGGTTAGAGGGGGGCTAAAGTCCCCCTGTTAGCGTCAAACACGCTAGGTCAATTCCATCTCAGCGTCCCTGACCGGAAAGCCTCTATTCAATGATACTGATATTTACTCAATTGCGAAGTAGATTATTTTTGTTTGGAGGTTTACGGTTTCCTTGACCCAGAATCCATCCAGCGCAAAGATAAGCTCCCACTTCAGTGGTATTTATGCGACGTTTTTCATCACCCCTGTGTATCCACTTCAAACCCAGCGTGGCGGTTGCCAAAGTTCCCAAAATAGATTTCCTATTTTCAGGGTTAGCCCACATCCTTTTGCTGGCTTCTCCAATTTTAATGCGGGCTTCTGAGGAGTAGTGGCGGTTTGAGTAACTTTCTAAGTTATTTCTCTTTTCTACCATAATCCTCTTCATTTCAGGATTAGCCCACATTTGCTGCATTACCTTGACCCCAGTCATCTCGCTATGTAACATGTTTTGCCGTTGCTTCTCTTTGGACTCTTCCTTGTGATGCGTACCTGTTCTAATTTTCCGTATCTTCTCACATGTCTCCGGCGTATGATGTTTTCCAAAACTTCCTTGTCGAACTAACTCAGACACTTTACTTTTGTATTCAGGATTAGCCCACAATCTTTTGAAACGAACAGAGGTTTCTTGACGAATCCCCTGAGAGTCGGGACTGCCATAAAATTTCTGCAATGCTGCGGAAATTTTGATTCGAGCTTCGGGAGAGTTGGGTCCTGTATGTCCCTCACCACCTCGACAGATGTTATACCCATACTCAGGGTCCTGCGACCGCAGGAATCTAATAAAATCCCTCTCGGTTTCGTCAAGCTCTGTTTTATTCTGGATATCAGAACGGAGGGCATGGATGGACCAGAGATGAGGGAAAGGGTGCTTGCGCATAGAATTATAAAGGCAAGAATTTCCATTGCGTTTACGCTTCGCATCCCATAATTTCTTCTGAAGATACTGTTTTAAGTTCTCGCCTTTATGCTGACCGACATAATACTTCTCGGTCTCGTGGTTAACAATTAGATATATGAACATACAAACCTTCCTCTTATAAATACTCTGGAAAGTTCGTTTTTTCGTTTCAGGAATTTATTTGTCCAAAAAGTTGGGCGACGGTCTCGTCTACCGGTGTCCCGCTGGACGACTTGCACACTCGGATATAGTTCCATACGAGACACGACGGGGACCACATCGCTTGCGTCCCGTCTAGTGAATAGGCAAGGTCCGCCTCGTCGGTGATGTTAGTAGGGGGCGAGGTAATGCCTCCCGTGGTTATCCAAGCAACAGGCACGCCAGCGGTGGTAATGGGTGGGCTGGACCCATAGTTGGGGTCGTTCTCGGGGTTGTTCGAGACCTCAATCCAAATGGCACAGCTTGCCTCCAGCCCCATAAGGTGGACGGACAGGGCGGAGTAGTTGGCAATCTTATACCACCTGCCGTCCAAAGCAGCAGTGGAGTCAAAAATCGTTAGGTTTGGTCCAAGCATGGTTATCTCCTACTTCTTTACGAACGAGTAAATCATTCCCAGCATCCCTACCAGGCTGAACAGGAAGCTCAATGCCATGCCTATGTAGAAGACGGTCTTGCTGATATCCTTCTCCGTCGCTACTGTGGTACTGATTATCCTAGCGATGCTGGTTTCCAGTAGGCTAATCTTTTCCTTAAGATTCTCTATCGCTGGAGTAATAGTAGCCCAACCGATGATAGTATTTTCTATCTTGCTGACCCGACTCTTGATGTCCTCCAGCTTGTCATCTTGCGTCTTGAACCCTTGGAACGCCTCGGTACGGCTTAACTGCAGCTTCGTCTGGTCGTCCAACGCTTGTCGGAATTCATTGGAGCGCTCGTTATAGGCGGTCTGGGCAGTCTCGGCCTTGAGGATGGCACGCTCGGAGGTTAAAAAGGCAACGGCAACGGCCTCCTTCTGGGCCGCCAAGGCTGCGGCCACGGCAGTCTCGTTTGCCTTAAACCTGTCCTCATACCGCTTGTTTCGTTCGTCCGCCCGGATTTCTAGCTTATCCATCCCCTCTTTGATAACCTCACGGATGAGTGATATCTCACCATGGGTCAGGTGGTAGCTGTTGCCGGGGGTCTTGTCGGTTTCCATGGCTATCCCTCATTTATGAAGAAGAAAGTGGTAAAACACCGGAACTCCATCGGTCACCCGATGGTAGGCAGCCACTTCAGCAGGAGCTCGAACGGTCCTCCGAGCTGTGGGTCGGCAAAAATAAACATAGCGTAAGTCCTCTCAGGGTGAATCCTCCCCTAATAGGGGCTTGGTATACAGGATTATGTTCCTTATCTCCGCCCCCGGTGGTAGAAAGGATTCTTCACCACCGTAGTTCCGGGCGTCATCATCAATCTCATTTGTATCTTATGCGCCCTTTCAAGGAACTTGAGGTCCTGCATAGATACATCGTCCAAGGACACTATGGGTTTGGCGGGCTTCATCATCTGTTCCTGTATGGCGAGGCTTGACCCGCTCGGGTCCTGTTTCAGCCCACCCTCCTCGATGAGCCACTTCTGGGCTACATAGGCGACCTCCTCAACAGCATCGCACATGTCGTCCGTCGCCCCCCTTTCTTCGGGTGCCTGAACCCTAATCTGGTAGTTCCCGACGAACTCAGCCTCCACTAACCTCAACTCGTCCATGAACTTAGGGACAAACGGGAACCTGCACCTCAGGTTGTCAATGTATCCTTTCAGGGCGAATGCCATCTGGCTGTTTATGGCGGTGGTTATGTTGACAAGCTCAACATGCTTAATGTCGTTGAGTTCAAGGTTCTGGATAAGCTGCTGCCCGCCGTGTTGGTCAGTAGCCCCTCGGAAACAAGGCATGACTCGGTTGAGCGCCCGGAGCCACTGGATAATGTCGTCAATCGGCAAAGCCTTGTAGCCCACATACTTGGTGATTCCCGGAAGGATGGGAACGCCGGGTCCCTCGAACTTTTCCCCCACCATCATGCGGTCAATATAGTCGTAGACAAGCTCAATAGGGTTCTTGCCGCCCCGGTGCTCTAAGTGTCCGATGGCCACAGCCGTGGCGTTGTTCATCATGCCGAGGTCAACTCCCCAGAAGTACCGGCGGCCGATGCAGGAGGGGTGGAACGATGTTAGGTTAAGCCGGGCGGTGGAGAGGATGGGCTTGGGGAATGGCTCCTCGGTGTACTGTACGTCCGTGCAGGCACGAATTTGCGATTCGGTGACATAGGATTCTGAGGAGTCAAGGAACTGGCCGCCGTATTCCGCCCGGAACGTGAGCGGGTTCTCCTCATACGCTCCACGCAGGAACTTGGGAAGGATGCCGGGGTTCATCTCCGCCGTAGAGACCCTCATCGTGAAGGTATCGGAGCTTTCCCCCTTGTCTAGGGCGAGGCGGTGGAGGTCGTACATCTTTCCGACCTTGGTCCACGGGCTGGAGATGCTGAGAATGAGGGAGTCCTGGAACTCCCGGTAGTCCTTGGATTCAAGGAGGGCTTGGGTCTCCTTGCTTATCCACGTGCCATCCAGGAGCTCGGCATGGTGGAAGTTAGCGCAGGACGGCGTGGCCGCACCGTAGACCTCATCCGAGGTACTGCCCTTCTCCGACCGGAAGTGGGCGAACTCATCAAGGGCCAGGAATACATTGGAGGGGGAACGGGTGGCATTGGTTGTACAGGGGCGGGATTCGCAGTTAATCGTGGGGGTGATGTCACGCTTTCCCCGGTCCGCCTCCGTTATAAAGTCCAAGCGGCTACCGCTCGATGATTTTAGGTAGGGACCGAAGAACGGCGCACGGTTGACACCCTCTCTCAGCTTGTCATAGAGGCGGCTTGATCCGGAGTCGTCTTGGGCGAGGAAGGTGAAGTCTATGTGGGAGTTCGGAACGAGGCCAAAGTACTCCTGCGGGCTCTTATGGTTGAGGAGAAGATAGAGCTTGAAGCCGCCGCAACCGGCGACGACCTCGCTTTTCCCGGCTCGTCTTCCTGCTATCACGCACGCCTTGTTATACCCTTTCTCGGGTATGTCCCTCCAGTCCCCTATGTTGCAATTGTGTGTAACATTAAAATTCTTACCAAACAAAAACAACCCAGAAGGGTGCTTTATCGAAATACACCGTACCAAGGCTTTCCCAGCGGGCACAATATCGGTAACATAACGAAAATGGCTTTTTGACTTTGGCTTAGTGTCCACCAGCAGAGCAAGTTTTCTACTAAGTCGAAATACAGGTAGGGGGGATGTCCATCGTACTCTATATTGTCGTTGTTTTCGGTCGTGTATAGAGTGCCTCACTACGGGCGGAGGTTTTTCTTTCCATCCTGGCTTGATGCCTAGAGATGCCGCTAGTATGTAGACTCCTTCTGAAAGTTCTTGATTCGCATTAGAGAATTCTACCTGTCCGCGCTTTGATGCCCCCCCATCAGAGTCCAACAATCCTTGTAAAAGCGCCAATCGTTGACTTGCCGAAGCCCAAAGGTATATGTCTGGTATATGCTTATTACCAATTAAGCCTAATGAATTCATAGCTTTAAGCAATGGGTTTTCTTCACGAGATGAAAGGTCCCCACCTCTCTTTCCAGTTGTAATATAATAGACGGGGGCGGATTTATTGATTCCGGCAGGTGACACTTGAAGCCCAAGGTTCTCAGCATATTGATACAGGAATTCCACTGTTTCTGCATCTGCACTGGTAATCCCTGGTCTAAGTGTGATTCCATCCCCCAGCCACAACCCTAAGAAATAAGGGTCTATCGGAAGTGCCTGAGGTGGCATCTCAATCACGTTGGAAAGTTTTATTGCATGATTAGAAAATAGGGTTTTACCGTATTTTATTTTTAACGAAGACATTAGTTCTTTAGTAGTCTTTGTAGAAAAAGAACGATAGTATACCGGTCTATTCTTAGAACCATAAAGATATCGGGCGTGTTTTTCTCGAAAAGACGATGTTTCCCATAGATGTTCTCCATGCGCTAAAACAGAAGTTCCATCGTCAAACGATACCCTGTAAACATCATCCATAAACGGTTCTTGTACCCAGCAAACTTCTGTAGGTTTACCATCCTGAGAAAAAACCGTGTCTCCAATTTTTAAATCCCCTATTTTTACAAACCCATTCGGGGTAGGTATAGGTTCGTTAACCTCTAATGCTCTTCCTTCTTCGTACAGGATATGCAGGCATTCCTCCTCAGACACAATCCTCAGTAATTTTTCCCGGAACATATCGTACATCGGGACCTTACCCATATTGTAGTCCACCGGGACGGCGAAGATGCACTTGACGATGAGCCTCTGGATGGGATACAGCTTGATGTTGAATCCCTGCCGGGACTCGATGAAGTCTATGGCGTTCAGGAGTTCTGGGTTTCCGCTGATTTCTCGGTCTACAAGGGGTCCTATCATCCCGCCTTTGCTTTTGATTCTAGGCATAATCCTCCTACATATGGAAATCGTAGTAAAATCCCCGAAAAGAGGGTCGGACCGTTGTATACTATAGGTGAGGAGAAACCACTATGAGCAAACTAAGCGAGATTCAGAAGGTGCTGGTTGATATCACTAAGGGCTGCCGCTCCGACATGCACGAGCCGGGCGAGCAGGGTTTGTACGGCGAGGTCTACGGCAAGTCTCTGGACAACGCCTGTTGTCCTCGTCTTAAGACCAGCAGGACGAAGGTCTTGGAGTACGCCGAGACTTGTGACCTGTTCGTGTCCTTGGTTCGGGGGCGGAGGACCGTCAATGTGAACCTGTGCGACCTCATCAACCTTGCCCGGCATGCCGACCCTAAGTTGCTGGAAGGACTGGAGTACCCGTGGCTAAAAGGAAAGAGTACTGCTACAATGGACTAGCTTACATGCGCCCTTGCGGCCGAGGCATCAATGGGGTGGCTCAGGACTATCAGAAGATTTTCGGCGGGACGGTCGTAAGGGCATACAGGAGGGGACGATGAGGGCATCCAGAACGGATGACAGCCGCTTGCTCGACTACAGCGCTGTATCTAAATTTGATGGGATGAAGGGGCTGCAGAACCAGATTGCACGCAGGGTGGGGAAGCATGCGAACGGCATGACGGTTTCCCAACTGCAAAGATGGTTTGCGGCCACTCCCCCCGATTTTGTCCTGAACGCTATCCATGCCGCCGCCAGCAACGACATGGTAGTGCTGGACCACTTCCGGGTCAGGCGGGAGTCCAAGTCCGACATGACGCTCCTGCGGTACAAGCTGCCCTTGGTCCTCAAGGAGGTCCAGAACAACTTGCAGGAATGCCACCGGGACGACCCTGACCGCCCCTATGCTGCCGGGTATGCCGCCGCCATAACCGACACCCTCGCCGCCATCGACAGCGGCAAGGTACCTGACGGATACTAGTACCGAGCAATGCGGAGGCTCTAATGCCCTACATCAAGCTATGGCTCAAGGCGGAGGGAACCAACAAGCGCCCACGCACCATGGTCCTTGAACTCATCGGGGAGACCCCCCAGTTCTACCACGGCCGCAAGGTGAACCGCTTCGGCGAGGACAACAGCTTCATGCGCAAGGACGGGGTCGTGGTGGACTTGCAGGAGCTTATAGACAAGGCTCTGGTAACCAAGACCAAGGCTCTGGAGATGAACAGGAAGCACGGCTGGCTGGTCGCCAAGGAGGAGAAAAGCTCCTAGCGGTGTGCCCGGCGAGACAGCCTGTGCTGGCAGTAATCGACCAGCATGCACCCCACGAACATGATTGTGACGAATAGAACGACCATAAACTCTCCTCTTCCATATATGGTCGTTAAAGTCTTTTGTTTCAAGTATTTAATAATTCATTGAAAATTCTCAAATCAGGGGACAAATAGTCTGGATGAGATTGTGCATCTGGTGCTAAAAATCCTTTCCAAAAACCAATTTTCCGATGTATAATATAGGTGGAGGGAAAAACACTATGGCAAAGATGACCAAAGAAGCGGTTGCTAGCAAAATTGCAGGGCTCGTAGCCAAGGCAGACGAGGAGGCGATAGTGAAGATGAGTTCCGACGAACGCAAGCAAGTCATCGCCGCCGCCAAGAGTTTGATTGCCGCCGATGATGCCGCCGAGACCAAGGCGGTTGCAGAGGGGCGGCAGGGGCTTACCGACGAAGAACTTGCAGCTCTTGGGTATATTGAGTATGACGGGGGCACATGGGGTCTTCCCATATCTGACCGTGTAGCGATGCTACTCGTAGAAGAAAGCAAGGCGGGGAGATAGTCGTGAATGACAAGACTTTAAAAGTACGCATCCAGTTTGACCCCGAGTGCTGGCCCAAGAGTACTTACGGCGGCAGGGGGACAGAGTACCATTTATGGTATGAGCAACCCACCCCTCCGCCTCCTGCCCTACGAGATGTAGCCATCCCCGCCCTGATGAAAATTAAGCGAAGAGTTGAGCCTTTCCAGAAGTGGTGGAGGGACCTTTCTGAATTTGACCCCTCACTCAAGGGATGGAAGCTGGTAGGAAACGGGAACATGCCAACCAGCATCCTTATCCCCGGAGAAAGGCCAGCAAAGAGTGACCTTAAGCTGGCAATGGCCTTGGCCGCTCTATCTGGTCCCGACCCCGACGACAAGTTTAATGACGTGGACCCGCATCCAGGAAGCCTTGACCTACCATGAAGCCCAAGACCGAGCGATATCTCGCCAAGCTGTCCGCCCGACTGGAGGGCGAGTACCTTGCCGTGCGTGCCCTGCACTTCGGCAACCTCCCGGCGTGGAAGGTAGCGATGCGGGCGGCTGGCTCCAAGTTCCCCCGCAAGAAGAATCCTTCCAAAAAGTAAGCCTCCCGATGTATAATAGTAATGAGGAGATGCCTATGCTCGAACCAGAAGCCCCAAGCCCGGTGACCGTCTTGTCTACAGGCTAGGAGACATAGAAGTGGCACAGGGCATCGTGAAGAAGCCCCATTGGGCGGCGTTCACCATCCTGTGGGACGACGAGATAGAGCAGGTAGTCAGCTACAACGAGGCTCACTACATCGAAAAATTTTAAGAATCCTTGGGATTTCTCCCCGCTTTGATGTATATTATAGGTGGATGGACACGATGAATCCACAATCACAACGGGTAACAGTCAAGCCAGTCGGCAAACGCAGTGTCGGGCGTCCTCACTGTGCTCTATGTGGGCATGTTCAGAGAACCAATGAGATAATATGCCCTAACGGTTGTTTCTGGAACCTGATAGGTTGGACTGGGTATAGAGGAACGGACGGTGTCACCGTGTTTACCGACCACCGGGCGCTCTCGCTCGCCAAGATGCACCGCTGGAACCCCGAGACGAGGCGCAGGAGCGCCAAGTCCTTCCCCAAGATTGTCGCGGCTGCGGCCATTCTTGGCTGGTCTGGAAATAATTCTAGTCCGTCGCAGCCGACATTCTTTGACCCGGAGGAGTTCTGATGGCAAAGCGAAGAAAGAGCAAAGAAAATGCGCCCCTGCGGGCACATTCAGGACCATAAAATTGAAGAACAAGAGTGGTCACGTATTCACGGTGGAACAGGTGAAGGCGTTTGCCCTCAAGAGTTACCCCGAAGCCATCTTCATCGAGACTTACGAGCAGTTCACCGGAAAGGCGGTGTAGCAATGAAAATCTTCGTGACGAAGTACGCCCTGTCGGAGGGCATCTTGGAAGCGGAAGCCGAGGACCTAAACCCCGCGTACAAGGACATGGTGATAGTCAAGGGCGTGCCAGGAAAGACCTATGACCAGTACTTCCACGGCGAAGGCAAGAACTGGCACCGTGACATACAGAGCGCCCGTGCTCGTGCGGCCAAGATGGTCGTCAGTAAGATTATCAGCCTCAAGAAGCAGATTTCAAAATTGGAAGCTATCGTATTCTAAACCTTTGACTGACGGAGGATAACCATGTCAGAAACAAAAGAATGCCCCCATGATGTAATGGGAAAGTACCTTGTGGCTCAGGGAACCCTTGGTCATTCTACCGGCTATCTTGCCTGTGAGGAATGCCTCACCAATACTGACTTCAAGACCCATCCCGGCTGGAAGGAACGGCTGGCGACACGGGATAAGAGAGCAGAGCAGCTTAACCCCAACCTCGGTCGGACTCCTGCAGATGTGGTCACGGTCGTCGAATAACTCTCTGATAGGAGAAGGCACCTATGGCAGAAAAGGGAACCCAGTTTGACACCATGCTGGCACAGGCAAAGAAGCTTGTCGTCCTGATGGAACAGCGGGAGTTCGGCTGCCTCACGTGGCACCAGATGATTAACGAGGGGATGAACGAACTCAACATCATCTACTATGAAAGGGAGTTTGAGGAGGAAAGCCCCGGCGTTGCCTCCCATAGGTTAGACATGGTTGGGGACCCTCGCCAAGAGTGACCGGCTCCTACATCGTTGCCGAGGGATAAAATGAGATGGAGGAATAAAATGAAATGGAGAACTTCAAGACCAGAGTATGTGCATCATCCTGTCCAGGATGAACGGCAAGAGCGGATGGTGTTTGCCTTTCTCCCTAAAAAGTGTATAGATGGTTACACCCGTTGGCTCTGCAATCTGGTTGTAGAAGAACGTTATTTTGAATGGCCAAACACATGTGGTATGGCCCCTTACTGGCAAAAAGAGCGATATCGTCCGGCGAGGGGACTGGGGGTGGAATGACCGACTCAGGTTTTTACAAGCCCGAGAACCATTCCTATACGGAGAACCCGACCTACACGGGACCCGGATGCTGCCACTGCGGCAAGCCTTTGGAGGCTCACCCGCAGGGCAAGAAAGAATCCCCCCAAAAACTCTCGTGACCGGTGTATACTATAGGTGGAGAGAGATTCAAATCTTTGAGGAGACCTTCTGATGCAAATCAAGCAAATGGACCGCACGACCGTAAAACTTTTGAGCGATGCCATCAATGCCGCCCTCCAGCCCCTCGCCGTGCAGTACGGCGTTAACATCAAGCGTGGAAGCGCTTCCTTCACCGACCAGAATTTCACCCTTAAGGTTGAGGTCGCCGTAATCGGTGCTGGCGGCGTGGCTGTCAGCAAGGAAGTCACTGACTTCAAGCGTTATGCCGAGTTCCAAGGGATGAAGGCGGACGACTTCGGCAAGACTGTCAGCATCAGCGGCAAGCTCTATACCATCGCCGGGTATCTGGTGCGCAGCACCCGCAACCCCATCCTCGTGAAGGATGTGAAGGGCAAGTCGTGGCGGATGCCCCTCCACTTGGTGACCGAGGCTCTGGACAAGGTTCGGAGTCCATCAAAAAATAAGGTTACGATTACCGAAGCCACGCTGGACAAGGTAATGCCTCGGACGAATCCGAGCATGCCATCTTTGGAGAAATTCAGCAAGCGGGGTGTTGCAGGCGAGAACGACGAAGGTTCACGCCAAGAGATGGCTGACGACAACCAGTACGGCTGGGTGGCTAATATTATTCACAATATCGACAACGGCAAGGCGGAAGCTGATGAGCGCGACGCCAAAAGGACCCCATGAGGATCTTTCTGTTAAAGCGTAATGAAGATGTCCACGGGATGAGCGGCACAGGGATTGTTGCCGAGGGCGTCCAATTTAGGGATGGCGCAGTGGTGATGCGCTGGCTCGGGGACGAGCCGACCTTCGAGATATTGAAGGACATCGGGGCGGTGGCATACCTTCATGGGCACGGGGGGAAGACCGTGGTGGTGTGGCTTGAGACATCCTTTGCCGTCGAGGCTACGAACAGCTTTATGACCGTGGACCTGGCATTAAAGAAAACAGGATAGAATGGAATGGAGCGATTGTTATGAGGTCATATAAAGTAAAAGAGCCTCTTGAAAGGTACGCTCTCGCTCAGATGTATGCGCAAGGGGGTGACATCAAGGAGTTGTGCCAACGCTATAGCATATCTCCGCGCACACTCAGGCGGCTGACGCAACGAGAGGGATTTAGCAGGAGGAAACAAATATATGAAGGTTCAAAACCTTACATTGGACCTGCTTGGCGCTTTGATGCGCTTGCCGAAGAAGAGAAGGAAGCGGAAAGGCTGGTTACCGATACCATCTCGATTATGGAGGGGCACGAAAGGATGACGACCAGCGAGCTTGTCCAAGGGCTCCGGGCGCTGCCTACCTCGCCCTGGCGGACGTACCGGGGCAGCGGCATCACCGACGATGCCTCAGGAGCCATGCTCCTAGCCAGCCTCCTCAAACACTTTGGGGTTAGACCGAAGACCATCAGGGTCAAACCCAAGGGTGAGGCGAACTCCACGGCCAAAGGCTACAGATACGCTGACCTCATCGTGGGTGCAGAGGAGGCGGGGCTGCCGCTTGTGGGTAAGGAAGCGGTTGCACGGCTCAAGACAACTCTTCCTTCCCTCCCTGACCCTTCCCGCAATGAGGAAATTGCCCGACGCTATGCCACAGGAGAACCGTCCAGAAAGCTGGCAAAAGATTACCATCTCACAGTCAACTCTATCCGTAGGATTTCAAAGAACGCCGGGGTCGCCCCGCATAAAAGGGGTCCTCAATCTCACCACCTGAAATTGAATGAAACAGAAAGAGACAAGCTCGTTGCTGAATACCTTGCTTGCCGCAATGCTTCCGAGGTAGCGGCAAAGAACGGTGTCTCACTCAATGCCGTATACCGTGCAGCGTGGAGCAAGGGGATATCAACAGAAGGTAGGCAAATCCGTTCCCGTGATAGATTCATGGAGATTGTTGAGGATTACAAGCTCGGTCTGACGGTAGAGCAAATAATGGCAAAGAGAGACCTCTGTTACACGAGCGTATACCAGCATCTTTATCGGGTGGGAATCAAGAGAGCGAGAACTGACCATGACATGGAAATGAAGATGCAGGATGCAGTAATCATAGGGGGATTCCGTTCTGGAAAAGACCAAGGTATGCTGATGGAAGATACGGGATTGACAAGGAGTTGCATTCAAAAACTCTTGCATAAGGCCGGAGTGACTCACAAAGAACTTATTGACTCTAATTGGAGAGAGAAGGACAGATTGGGATGCCTACAATCCATAGACAGAAGAGGGATTTTTTGGAAAGAAAGGGAGAGACTGGTAGAACTACAAGTTAGGGAAGCGGTGTCTAAGGTTCAATCGGTTCCTGATTTGGTGGTTCAGCCTGCCTCCATATCCGAGCCGACATCTTTCTCGGAGGTCAAGTCAACCCCCATATCGACCCCATGGTACAAGAGATTGACCGACCTCGTGTTCAAGACCGTTAGTTCGGAACCTCGACCTTAAGCTCATGGTCGGCGATGACCATGATATCCTCCCCAAAGTATGGTCCCTGACCCTTTACCTCAATCGTATGCTGACCTACCGAGAGCCTAAAGCTCTTTAGCTCACCGGTATACCCAGCAAGGGCCTTGTCGATGAAGATGGAGTCGCCCTCGGTACGGCTTATGACCTTGACCGTCCCCGTGTCCTCTTTCTCAGCCGGGGTAAGGGCTATCTGCCGCTCCGGATGGGCATCGTCCTTGGCATAGTAGGTGTCGTTCTCAACGACAATGTAAATGGAGTCGTCATAGTCCCAGTAATATGGCCAGACCTCATATGGCCAAGCAGAAAAACCCCAGTATAGCCCCCCATACCAGAAGTGCGGACGACCGCCCCATCCCCAGCCCCCATATCCAAGATACGGATGGGAATGCCACGGATGAAACGAGTGCCCCTGTCCAAAATAGGCGTTGTAATGGTTCTGTGGGATGCGGTAGGACCTGCCGGACGGGTTGTATCCACGCTGGCCTTCCCCGTCTCGGTTCCCTTGGTAGGCTTGCCCTCCCCGGTTGCCTTGGTGAACCTGACCGCCCCGGACTTCCTCATGACCGCCACGGACCTCGCCAGAATGCCCCGCAAGTGCCCCAGAATGCCCTCCTGAAGGCGCTGAGGACGTTACCGCCCCTCTGCCCCCTCCCGAAGAACCACCGCCGTGCGAGCCACCGCCGTGCTGGGAAGCAAACATTGGTACACAAAGACTTAGGAACAAAATTAGACTAAGTGTCTGGATTCTCATTGAGATTCCTCCATACTATCCCAATACGGGACTTTAGATTGTTTTGACGTTCTGCAACCAGAATAGGTTGCGTGTGCATTGTAAAGAGTGCGTTACCGCTACCCCTATGCGGGGAGCTTGGTGTTGCGTTCATCCCTAGACCAGCAATTCAAACGTATGCAGTCTTACCGTGGTACTGCATCACAGCCGGTAGAAATCCCTATCCCCCAACTTTGCTTATTTTAGAGTCCTACCAACCGGCTTGGTTCCTTAGGGATGACAGGCGGACATGAGCTTCCCCCTCACTGACTGGAATTTCAGCTTTTTCAACAGGCTTAGGTTCAGCATTTTGGTCTCTGTTCGTTGTAAAGCCCGCCCCCGTCGCCTTCTTCCCCTCGGATACTTGGTTCTTGACCTTATCAGGGGCTTTTGGCTTGGCGTCTTCGTCCCTGTCGTCAGTGAATCCCTCTCCTGCAGCTGCCTTGGCAAGCTCCTCGTCCTGTCTTAGGTCCGCTTCGGTGCCTTCGGCCCCCTCTGCTTCTTCTGTTGCCTGCTCAGCATCGGACTCCAGCCGTTCACCCTTTGCTTCCAACGGGTTATCAGCAGGCTCCTCGGGCAGTCCTTCCGGTCTGCCTATGGGCATCTCACCGTGCAACCCCTCGTCCCCATCTCCTCCGCCCAGGTTGGCATCTAACATCTCCTCCTCGGGTCCTGGAAGTTCAATTCCTAAGTTAGTAGCAAAGTTCTCGATTCCGCTCACGATTTCGTCAAGGGAACGGTAAAGCTCGATGACGGAGTCGGCAAGCTGTTCCGGGCTTGCCTCAGCAATGCGGCGGAACTCGACGGCATACTTCTTCCGAGCGGCCACACGAGCCCTGAGCGAGGCGGCTCGGGGCGGCTCATTGAGGTCTAGGTTCTCCTTAAGAGCGGCAAACGAAGTTGCCATGATGCCTGCAGAGTGTGCAAGCTCCCCGAGGGCTTCCCCCACTTTTCCCGGTGCCTTCTTGGCTACCTCACGCAAGCGACCATACTGGCTCGCCTTCTTGCTCTCGACCAATACCGCAAGCTTCTCACGCAGTGCTTCCCTTGCTGATTTCTTTTCGTTTGCCATATGCCCCTCTCCTACTATGGGTTTGGTAGTCTTTGATGCAGAACCTACAAATCCTGTAGCCTTTCCGATGTATCCTCCGCTGTCGGTGTCTCCCGTCCAGCCACTCCGCCAAGATGCCATGTTTATTCGGGTCTTAAGTTCGGCGTTGGGCAGTTCCTTGAGGTTAGTCGTTTGGGGGTTGCCCGGAGGTTTTTGGGTGCTCTTCTCTTCCGAGCCATTTCCCGTGTCGTCAGGAGGACCTCCCAGCAAATTCTGGGCTGCCCCCAAGGGGTCTGCCCCGAATGCTGCCGTGTCCTGCGGGTCAACCCCTGGTCGGGTCAGAGGAACCGGTGCGGCATATTTTTTGAGAAATGTGGACAGCATTATAGAACTCCATCATGCGAGGGATTATTACTCACATGGTCCCTCATGCACCCCGAGCAGAAAAACTCTTGGCAGCCCTTGCAACGCTTGGGCTCCTTGCCGCTGCCGCAGTTCCTGCACTTGGGTGGCTCCCACTGCTTCTTCTGAGCGGACACGTGACTCTCGGGCGGAGAGTCTTTCAGAGCTGCCTCCTCGGTGGACGGGATAGGCTCCGGGGCGGGTACCTCCTCCTTCTTCTGCTTGTGCCGGTTCTCCATACCCCGCTGGGACTCCTCAAGCCTCTTTTTCCGTCTTTCCTGTCCCTGTCGGTTGAGGAGTCGGATGAGGTCAGGAAGGGCATGCTCCTGTCCATGAAAGTGTGTCCTGACGTAGATTTCCACGACTTCAGGAAGACTTTGGAAGAGCTTCTCAAACCTATCGTGGTTCAAGCGGTTGCGGCTAGGCTCGTTTCGGTCTTGTAGCTTCTTCCACTCTTCCTCTATGTCTCTCAGCTTGAGCATCTTGCCCTCGACCTCGGTCTGGTCGTACAGCAGGGTGAGAAGGCGCATGGACTGGCGGACGGCGGGCAGGCGGTACTTCTTGAGGAGCCAGTCCTTGAACCCCTCGGCGAAGTGCCCCTTCGTGACCTTGTTCCATCTCCCACGATAGTCGCCAAGCTCGGCGTTATTCTCTGCCCGGTTGAGGTCCCGTGTATAGTTGGGGGACTGCATGATGTCGAGGAGACCTGGTTCACCCTCCTCCTCCGGGGTCATGGACAGGAGGCTGTCGCCAGTGACGTTCTCGGACACGTCCTGTCCTTGGATGACCTCCCTGGCATATTTCTGGGCCTCTCCGACCCTGTCGATAAAGTTGGACTTCAACACCTTTGTGATTTGCTTTTCAAGGGGGAGACCAGCGAAGTCGGGTTGCTTCGGGGATTTGGTAAAGTTCTCTATAATGTGGGGAAGCTGCTGGTCGAGGATGTGCCGCTGGAACATCAGGTAGATGACATGATGGATGGTCTCGTCTATGTCCTCTTCGTCGATAATCCCCACCTTTTTAAGGCTCTTGGCGAATATTTCATAGAGGTAATTGTCCCACTGCATCGACTGGTCAACAGGAAGCCCAGCATCCCGGATTCCGTCCTTCACGTAGGCATCGACCTGCTTGTTGTAGGCGAGCTTCAGAAGGGTTGCGATGCGGGCTATGCGCATAGGAACGGGGTCGAAGTCGGAAGGGGTGAGGACGGGCTTCCCCATGAGGTCGGCAAGCTTGCACACGACGCCGTCCTTGGTGCTTATGCGGGAGAGGACGAGCCGAGGCTGGCCATCGGTCGAGCCGACGATACATCCCGGCACGAGGAGGCGGCTTGCCGCCAGCTTGCTGATAACCATGGTTTCTCCACGACTAATCCACTAAAACTGAATTTGGGTCGTTACCCTCGACGTTTTTGTCGCTCTTCAACGCCGATTTGATGTTATCCAAGTATTCTGCGTGGTCTGCAAAGGCTTGGTCCCCGTGGGGAGCACCCTTCTCATCGGTGAGTGCATCGGCGGCGACCTTCATGCCGACCTTGGCTAGCTCCGCCCCATAAAGGGCATTCATAACCTGAGCGTCAACTGCTGCGAGTTTCTTTCCCATATCTGTCTCCTTGGGGGCAGTGTGCCCTATTAAAGGGATAGCATAGCTGGATTTTGGCTCCGCCCCCTTAGGTTATTGTTATCAGGACGTTCTCCGTAGCCACGGCATTGCCCAAGCTGTCGAACCCCGTGCAGGCAAGAACGGTGGACGTGGGAAACCCGCTCGTGAAGTCATATATGCCCGAGCCTTCTGTGGCGATGAGCACGCTGAAGAGTGGGATAGAGCCAACCTCATATATCTCCACCGCCGCCACATTATTGCTGGTCCACAGGATGTATACCGGCATCCCTGCGGTAGTGGTGGTGGGAACCGCCGTGAAACTCGCCCATGATAGCAGGTTCGTGTCTCCTTGGCTATTGTAGCTGGCCAGTATGGCGAATCCGGGCATGTCCAACAAAGTATTGCCCCTCGGGGTGAGGACAAGCTGGACAAGCGACTGCTGGACCGACTGGAAGTTAGAGTCCCCGCCGTAGGTTGCTGTTATGCTGTGGCTTCCGGCAACGAGGGTACTTATGGAACCATATGATACCGTGGGTATTCCTCCAATTGGGCTAAGCGTGAGGAGTTGGTCGGAAAAGCCTCCCAGGCTGTCATGGAGGAGGACGGTTCCCGTGGGCGTGCCATGCGTGCTCTGGACTGTCACCGTGAACGTCACGCCGTCCCCGACAAACGATGGGTTCTCGCTGCTGGCGGCGGCAATTGCCGGGGCGTACAGGTCGATAACATGCTCCACCGTATCCCCAGAGCTTGGGGAGTAGTTTACATCCCCGCTGTAGTTGGCAGTGATGGTGTGGTCTCCGGCAGTCAGGGCACTTGTCACATAGGTCAGACTGCCGCTGACTGGAAGGGTTTGGGGAGAGAAGTCCACATGGCTGTCTGTAAGGACAACATTGCCTGTGATGCTTGGGGGGGAAGGCGAGGTCATGACAACCGTGGTATAGACTGGACCAGGGGCAACATACCCGTTTGATGTCGTCACAACGCTGTTAGGAAGGGGGTTGGCGTTACCCTCGAATGAGATGGCATAATGGTTCCCCGCCACTGTGCCCCCGGTAAAGCTGTTCGTGACGCTGTAGGGCGGGTCGGGAGAAACCCCCCCAAATCCCGTATTGTCATTGACTTGGAACATGCCTATAAGGATTGCCTGCCCGGCTATATTGATGACATTGGTGGTAAAGGATGGAAAGCTCACGGGACATAGTCCAGTGGCTATAGTCAAGACGGGCTGACCAGCAAGCTCGTACAGAGCGAAGTTCTGCCCCCCTCCGGGATGGTCGATGGAGAAGGTCCACGAGGTTCCGTCCCCTGGCTGAACCACCCTTGACCATACCCCTATGCATTGGTAAGAAGGGGCACCGCTGGCCCAATCATCGGAATAGGAGTAGTAGGAAAGCGGGGCGAATCCGGGAAGTGAGAAATCATTTGGGTATAACCGACCATGCGGGGGGTCACCGGGATTATATGGAACATTGTCGCTCTTCTTGAACCCGGAATGGATGACCAAGAGGGTATCCCCAAGCGTGGGGGGGTTGACTAGGGTTAGAATATCGGATGAGTTGTTATCCCCGTCCCGGACATAGACCTGCTGGACAATGGACAACGGGGTGCCGCCATATGGCGTGACAGACGCCGTGAAGGTGACGGCATTGCCTGTACGAACGGGGTTAGGAGCGCCCGATACGGAAGTGACGGAAGTGACGGTGAAATACACTGGATGCTTCCTCCATTAGTCTATAGCCCACTTGAATGCCGTGCAGATGGCGGCGTAGGACTGGCCATCCGTACCGCTCCATAGGGCGGATATGCTATCGGCAGAGGTCTGCAGCTTGTACTCAAAGATGCCGCTTAGTCCAATGGCAGTAAAGCCTCCAGACGATGTGACCGTCCCTTCCGGTCCGATAAAGCCGATGACCAGCTCGCCATCCTGTATGGTCGTAATCAAGGGAGTGGTGAAATTATCCACCCCGCCTGAAGTGCTTATCTGTTGTGAGCACCCAGCGTAACCAAGCGGTGATGCGTCGTTAAGACCAATGAAATGATACCCCGAAAGACAAAATTCCACAGCAAATGCAGTTATACCCCCTCCTCCCAACCAAAGAGGGGTTGAGACAGAGATGGTGTTCCCTCCCTGATTAGTGGAGTTCAAAGCATAGAGCAGTTGAATGTTGTCATATGCTACAATTGGTTGATAGTACTGTGAGCCCGGACCAGCATCCAAATAGTTATTTTCCGCTGTATCTACAATAACAGCAGAAGAAAACTGCTTATTCCCACGCAGTACTCCCACCACAATTATACTACCTGGGGTTAGGGGGTTGGAAAATGCCGGAACTATGCAACTGTCCCCTGATATGTAGGGTGCAAACTGATAGTTTGACTGACTTAAAACCACGGGAGGCACGGGAGGCACGGGAGGCACGCCACATTGGAATGGGGGATCGGGCATGTGGTGGATGACCTGCACCACGCCTTGTAGGTTGAACTGCTTGTCTGCGAACAAAAGGTAGCGATTATTGACAGAGTCAAAAGAGACATTCTGAATAATCAAAGGAAGTCCATCTACATACACCTCAAGGTGCTCAGGATTGGTCGGGTCAAACTCCACGGGCGGACTGCTGGGCTGGATAAGCGGACCAATCCAATCACCCAGCACAAGCTGGATACGGTTAGGGTACGGCGCATTGGTCTGGGCTACGAGCACTATTTTATCCGCATCCCCTTCATGAGTTCTTGGTCAGCGTAGCTGAGTTCCGGCTCCCACGAGGTGTTCTCCGGGGTAGCCTTGACAATGGCGAGGTTCAGGAAATTACCGTTGACGATGCCAGCCTCGGGATGCTGACGGACCCAATCGCTGCACTCCTGATAAGTCATGGGGTCGGTAAGAATCCGTCCGCCGCTCCCGCCCTCCTCCACGACGAACTTCATGTCGTCCGTGGGGACTATCCATTTCTCTCCATCCCAAGCCTTCTCTGGACCAAAACGCTTTCGTGGCGGGGCTATGTCGCCCCAGTTGAGACCTGTCGCCGTGATGGAACCCAGTAGCTCCTTCTCCAGGCTCGTGCGCTTGCGCCTGCGGTGGAGGTTCTCTATCTGGTCCTCGGTGAGCCAGACCCACTTCTTCCCGTTCCACACCTGCTTGGGGGCGTGCTTCTGCTCCTTCTGCTGGAGCTTCACCTCCTCTTGGTGGATGAGGTCCTCCATGCTCGGCTGCTGGTAGGGGGCCGGTGAGGGCGCTGGGGTCTGCGGCTCCGTGGCCTTCTCGTCCCGCTTGACCACCTTCATCTTCGGCGGTTCCGGGGCTGGCGTCAATTCCGGGGGCTTGGACATGGGAGGGGCGGCCAAGGGCGGCAAGGCAGGTGCCTCTCTGGGCTTCCCCGGCTCACCCTCTTCTTCCTTTAGAAGCTCATCAATCATCTGCTTCTGTTTGTCCGGGTCTTTTATCTTGACAATCTTCTCGATTTCCTTCTTTTTGCGCATTTCCTCCTGCCGCTCCCGGAGCTTCTTCTCCTTCCCGGTCGGCGGTGCCTCCTCAAGGCGCTTCTTGTTCAGTTCCACCTCACGCTTGCGGACGATGTTCTGAATGTTGTTCTGCACGGCTGGAAGGATGCGCTCGAAGACAGCCTTGCAGTTGTGTACAACGATGCGGTTGGCTATAAAGGACTCATCCTCGTCCACCGATATGTCGTGGAAATAGGAAGGGGCTGGGACATGCTCTATCTCATGTAGGCAACGGAGGAATCCGTCGTCCCAATAATCGGTTTCTTGAACACATTCTCCCACCAATTCTACTATCGCCAACACATGTGGGCGCAATCTATCTCGCATTTTATCAAGTACTTGGGGGTACCTGCGGAAATCCCAATAGAGCCTGTGGTAACGGTTTTTCTTCCTCTTTTCAGTAATTTTCTTCCCTTGCCAATCTTGGTAGAGATGTGCGTTCCAAACCCCAAGGCTGAACAGGATGGTTGAAATCTGTGATATCAGAGAACGGGAAATGGAGAATACATACTGCTGCCCACTTTCCTCAAGATGCCCGTCTCCCAGAGCATAGGAAGATACTACCTCCTTTATTGCATCAAGATTCCATGACCATGCTTCGGACGACAACTCCTTGGTTTTGGAGCCCTGCCCGCCAAGGCGAAGCATGTCTACTGCGAATTGAGGGTAATTTATACTTACGTTCAACCATTTTCTCTTGCCAAAAAATTGAGGTTTCACCGAAATATCGGTAGTGTCTCCAAGAAGAATCTTGGCTTTTGCCACGATATCGGAAGCCAGTGTATCTTGCTCATCCAGATTGAGGGTAAACTGGACTCCATAAAGATTGTAATCGTTTCCATTTAGCTTACATACGATGCCTCTTTTATTCTTCCACTGATACTTCTTACCGGTTTTGCACTTAATGAGGCTGCCTTCTGCGAGATAATATCCCAGCAATGAGGCAAGATTAAGGTTAACGGGAGTATTTCCTTGCCATTCAATCTTTGGAAAATACAAAAATTCCCTTGGAGACAATTCCTTGGAATCCAACCACCTAAGCCTTCCGTTTGAGCAATCTTCAACATCTGGGTCATCGAGGCGTTCAATTCGATTGCGAATCCTGGAAATGGTCGCTTGACCTACCCCAAATCTTACCGCTAACACATCTTGATTTTCAGTGCTTGAATGTATTTCCAGCATATCAGCAGCAGAAAGCTTAAACGGTGGATGCCCGTTGCCGCTGTGTCCTTGCAGGTACTTACGTTCCCATTCTACCCTCTTGTAATTGTAAGGAAGCTTACCCTTGCAACCACAAAAACATATTTCGTTTCCTCTGACGGCAGCCAGCAGGTGGTCTTCCGATGCTACCAGCGGCTCAAAGCATCCCTTGGCGTGTATACTGACGGCCACTTCATCTTGTTTGGTAGGTCGGCTTGAGACCGCGATGACCTGTCGTGCTCTTCCTTTATGGGTAATAACCCAATCTCCGACTTGCACATCTTCAATATTTTTTTCTGTGCCATCTGCCATCAAAACCTTAGAGCCGGGACTGAGGCAATGTTTGCATATTACAAAATTGCCACGGAGGTCAAGCCTCTCGGTTGGGGCTTGCAGGAGGGGTCGAGCCTCGCCGTGGAGGCCATCCCTCTGGTGGAGGTTCCATTGCGCACCCCAATAAAGAAAAGCAGGACAGCTACAGTTGCAGCGGACATCCAAGGTCTTGGCGTCCTGCGTCTTCTCTACCTGCGACAGGTCGAACTGGACCTGCACATCGTGCCCGCTGGGGTCCGAGTAGTTCTCGTGACAGACCACCTTGTATTCAAGGAAAAGCTCTTTGGGTCTTGATTTCGTTAGGGTTGGCTCGCACCCAGCCCGACGCTTCACGCTGAACGCATTTGTTTGTCTAATTATTTCCGGCAGGCTGATGGCCACCTTGGTGTAGGGCGGGCGGAGCTTGATTACAGGTATGGTCACCCAGAGCTTGTTAGCCAGGTGGGATGGTAGAGCAGCGAAAGCCATAATCCCCTCATTAAGGAGCCATGTAGATAAAATCTTCTATATAACAATCTCTTTTATTAGGAGAATGCTATATGAAGCCGGGAATTGTAAAATGCCCAAAATGTGGAGAGATGGACAACTCAAAATTTGCAAAATGTGCTGCTCGAAAAACAGGGTTGCAAGCTTATTGTAAATCGTGCCTCAACAGGATGATAGACACAACACGAAAAGGGGTTCCTCCAGAATTAAGAATACCTTGGAACTGGAGATGTAGATATCATCTTACAGCAGAGAGGTACAATGAACTTCTTACTAAGCAGGGCGGCGTATGCGGAATATGCAAACAACCGGAGAGTACAATTATGTACGGAAAGGCGATTAGACTTGCTGTTGACCACGACCATTCCTGTTGTCCAGAAAAAAAGTCATGTGGAAAATGTATACGTGGGCTGCTTTGCAGTCGTTGTAACAAAATATTGGCTTACTGGAAAGACAGCGTTCAACTACTTCAACAGGCTGTTTGTTATCTGGAAACTCCATTAAGTGTCAATGCGGTTTCGTAGGGGTTCATCCTCAGGCTCATCCAGACCGATAACTTGCGAGGGTGAAAGGGGCGGGACCGGGGGGTGGACGGCGAAGTCTATCTCCGCCGCAGGCTTGGACTTGCGCCTCTTCTCGGGCTTGGGCGGCTGGCCCATAAGCTCGTCGTGCTGCTTGGCGAGGGCGTTCATGTCCGCCTGTGTGGCCGGGGTGTTTTCAAGGTCATTGACAAGCAAGGTTTTGACATAGGCATCGGCTAGGACCTCCGGGGTGATGGCCTCGGTGTCGGCAGGCTTGGGGGCAATCTGAATCGTTGTTGGCTTCTTGGCGGGCTGCCGCTTGACCTCAGTAATGAACCTGCTCTTCAGGAATGCTTCAATGACGAGAGAATCGACCGCGAGAACCTTGTCAAGATGGCCATTGCGGTACACGGCCAAGGAGTTCCCATGCTGGGCACCATGGGTAAGCAGGTCCCCCGGACGCACGTAAAATCCTGACCCCTCAAAGCTGATAGTCGTAGCAGCGATATAATTTTTCATACGCCTCCCAACAAAGGGCGGAATAGTGCGGCTTTTCCCATATACTGGGATAATACTAGATTTTGGGGGGATAAAAAGAAACGGAAGTATGTACTTAGCGCAAACAGGCTAAAATCCTAAGAAGCTGTAATTTTTTACTTGACAAACATTTTCGTTAAGTATAAAATTACAACATGAATGAACAACATCATCTTTCCAAGTCCGAAGTTATTGAAGCTATTCCACTTGCTTGCTCCGATGAACTAGCCGCCGTAGAGTTTTTCGAGGCATTGCGATGGGCAGGTAATCCAGTCTGCGTCCATTGCGGGTCAGGGGAAGTTTACAAGATGCTTGACCCTAAGACTGGCAGCCGGAACAAGCGATTTCTATGGCGTTGCCGTGGCTGCGGGAAGCAATACACCGTGCGCATCGGTATGGTGTGGGAGGAATCCCGCCTCCCCCTGCGCCATTGGTGCTATGCCTTCTGGCGTGCTTCTACGTCCAAGAAGGGCGTTGCCGCCC